TTACCGGCCGGTCGGGGGTAGGGGCGGGAGGGTATACCCCCCTGGGGTACCCCGTACCCCACCTGACCTGGGCATATGCCCCACCTAGGCCCCGAGGCCGGCTGCCCCGAGGGGGCAGCGCACCCCACCTGACCAGGCAGGACGCCAGGAGGGCAGGCCCCATACCCCCATGCCCAGGGGGGCAGGGGGAGGGCAGGGGGCAGGCACCCCATACCCCCAGGGGGTAGGGGGGAGGGGGGCAGGCAGGGGGCAGGGCAGGGCAGGGGGGCAGGGCAGGGGGTAGCCGGCACCCCCTCCCACCTGCAGCTTCCCAGAATGTGGACGGATGGCTTGACATCGCACAGCGCCATGGTCTAGCTTGGTACTCGTTCGGCCAGCACGGCGAACTTGCAGCTCAGACAACTCAACAGCGGATCGCTTGACATCGCACATCGCTTCGTGTAGCGTCGGAATCGACAACAGCACAGCGGACATCGCGAGGTTCACACCAGCGACAGGCATGGTTCCCCTTACGCCAGCGGGGTTCACGGGCACACAGCGCAGATAGCTGACGGCCATGCCACCGGATTCGATCCGGACCAGCCGGTTTGACATCGCACAGTCCACACGCTAGAGTCGGAGACACAACAGCACAGAGCGGAACGCGACACAGTCACTTGACATCGCACAAGCGGTCCGCTAGAGTAGTCACCAACAACAGAACATCGCGGAGCATGACCGGAACGCCGCCGAGGGCTCTCCCACGAGGGGACCAAGGGTCGACTAGGCGCTAAGCACGGACACACCCCGCGTTCTGCTCATAAGGCACCGGATAGACCGTAGCTAACCCTCAAGCGGGACTACGAGGCCCCCCGGAGCTGGACTGAGGCAACATAGACGGACCTGTGAGGATACGGGACCATGGGGAGCGGTGAGGGGACACTCACTGCGATGAGCCATGGCCTACACGGAGCGACCAGCGGCGAACGGCACGTCGGCTCTAGGGAACGCAGCAGGGTAGACCGTCAAGGGATCGTCAGTGGTGCGAGGCATAGCAACCTCGGAGGGTTCGACTCCCCACGATCCACTAGGACGCCGGCCTCCTGGCCGGAGTCTATCTTCAGGTATCAGACTTGACATCGCACAGCATGGGAGGCACCATGAGCAAGCAACAGCGCGTCTACATCGACGGCAAGATCTACGTCGCACGCGGCAACGGGTACGTCCGCGTCCGCTGACTTGACATCGCACAAACGAGAGGCATAGGCATGGCTACCGAGCGCATGGTCGTATGGGAGGGTCCGTCCGAGCTGGACGGGAGCCCGCTGGTGGTCCTGGCCACCGGTCTGCCCAAAGGCAAGGGACGGTCGTCCCAGAACCGGAAGACCGGAGACATGATCCAGGTGTGGATCCTCCGTGCGGACATGGCTCCGCACGTCGCACTCAAGCAAGGGTTCGACCAGGCCATCTGTGGCACCTGCCCGCATCGGGGCAAGGCATCGGGTGGCTCGGGAGCGTGCTACGTCAACGTGGGGCAGGGTCCTCGGGCGACGTGGGTCTCCCACCAGGACAAGGGATCGCTGCCCTTCGACGCCGAGAGGTTCCGGGGGCACAAGGTGCGGTTCGGTGCCTACGGCGATCCGGCCGCCGTCCCCTTCGAGGTGTGGGAGTCCATCGCTGAGGTCGCAGAAGGTGTGACCGGGTACACCCACCAGTGGCGCACGGCTGACCCGAGGTTTGCCCGCTACTGCATGGCCAGCGCCGACACGGTGCAGGAACGTCGCGAGGCACGGATGAAGGGCTACCGCACCTTCCGGGTCCGCACCGCCGACCAGGCTCGGCTGCAGGGCGAGGTTTCGTGCCCCGCCAGCGAAGAGGCAGGCAAGCGCACCGTCTGCGCTACCTGCATGGCCTGCGGAGGCACCGACAACGGCCGCAAGCAGGACGTGACCATCATCGCCCACGGCGCGACCAAGTCATCGTTCGCGCCGCTGTCCCTGTCCATCGCCTGAGACTTGACATCGCACGACCAGAGGAGTAGCCGGCCATGTACGCAGACGAGACACCGATCCTCGAATCGGTCTTCGTGGACCTCGCACCGGACCGTGAAGACATCAGGGACCTCGCCGAGCACCGACAGAGCGATGACGCGCTGCTCGGGTTCGAGTGGTCGGCCCTGGACTGGGACAACCTGCAGCTCCTCGCGGAGATCGACTGGGAAGGCATCGACAAGTGAACGTCGAGATCATGACCGCCATGCGCCGAGCACGTCGCCTGGGCGTCAACCCGTGGAAGCCATCGGGCCCACGGCCGCAACAACCGAAGGGATCGAAGTGAGAGGCACCATCGCAGCATTGGCCATCGGGCTGGCCACCATCACCGGGACAGGTGTGGCAAGCGCACAGCCCGACCCGTTCGACCAGCGCAACTTCCCCTGCGCCGAGGACGAAGTCTTGGGCTACGCCCCGGAGTTCGGCCCGGATCGGGTGGGCTGCATCCACATCGAGAGGCTTCGGTGAAGCGCGGGCTGGCCGCCCTGCTGGGAGCTGCGCTCCTGGCGGGGGGACTAGGTATCGCGCCGGCCTCCGCTGCTCCGCTCTGCGAGCACCGAGGCGCGGCCCACGTCGAGAGGTACGGGGGACTGGCCAAGGATTCGGCCGACCACATCGCACGCGGTGAGCTTCCGACGTGCGACCCCTACGCCGAGCAACAGCGCGAGCCCGAACGCAAGGCATCGCACGACAACGACAACGACCGGGACCGCGACCGCAAGTCACGGTTCTGCCGCAAGCACTGGTTCTGCTGACACGAGAGGCACCGCCATGATCGAGAGCTACAAGGGTCGGATGATCACCCACAGCACGGAAGTCTTCGCCTACCGCAACCTGCATCGCGACCGCTGGTCGATCAAGGCACTGTCCGGCCCGCACAAGGGCAAGGTGGTCGGCCACGCCGACGAGGTAGTCATCGTCGGGTGCCAGCTCAAGGTGTCGGAGGCTGGCCGCCAGCGAGTCATCGCGGAGCGCAAGAAGAACGTCCACGCGGGTGTGGTCGGCACCGCGACCGACCCCGAAGACATGAGCCTGGGCCCGCTGGTGAAGCGCCGCAAGCTCTCGTACAACCCCTACAAGGCACCGACGTTCACCGTCAACGAGGTACCGGTCCAGGCTGCCGACTACGTCCACCTGGCCGCCGATGGGAAGGCATACGCATATGGCACCGTCGCGTGACATCGCCTTGACATCGCACAAGGCATCGCCCGAGCAACTCCAGGCACGGCTGGAGCTGCGCCGCTCCAACGCCGCAGCACCACACCGCAACCGCAAACGAGAGATGAAGCGCCCAGGCAAGGGCAGCCGCAACGCCTGGAAGCGAGAGGTCTGACAGGACATGAGCTTTCAGTGCCGAGTCTGCATGACGCTCGGCGATGAGCGTTCGTTCAGCGAACACGACGACCTCTGCGACAACTGTGACCCGGAAGGTACCGCATGACCACGATGACCCCCGTCCGCACGATGACCATCACCCAGGCACGGGAGATCACCCAGGATCTGCTGCACGAACACGGGCTCAAGGGATGGGTGGTCAGGTTCGACAACGCGAGGCGTCGAGCTGGCCAGTGCAGCTACCGCGACCGAGCCATCAGCCTCTCGCGACCGCTGATGGCGCTGCGCCCCTACGAAGACACGATGCAGACCATCACCCACGAACTGGCTCACGCCCTCGTCGGACCGAGCCATGGCCACGACCACGTCTGGGCCCGCAAGCACCGCGAGCTGGGCGGCAACGGCAAGCGTTGCTTCGAGATGGAAGGCATCGACCCGACCGCACCGTGGGTCGGAACCTGTGCTCACGGAAAGCAATTCGCCCGCTACCGGGCACCGAAGCGCCTTGAGGGTTGGCGCTGCCGCTGCCGCCAAGGCTCCAGCCCCGTCACCTGGGAGAAGAAGCGATGAACAAGCCACGGATCGGCTCGCTGTTCAGCGGAGTCGGAGGGTTGGACCTCGCGGTCGAAGAGGTCACCGGAGGCCATGGTGCAACGGCTCGAAGCCCTGGAAGGGGTCGCATGACAACCACAGAACCGAGAATCGCGGGCCCTGACCCGTTCGGGCCCCCACGCAAGCATCGCAGCGTCTCGCAGCTCAAGCAGTACGAGAGGTGCCCCTACAGCTACAAGCTCGCCCGGATCGACCGGGCGTGGCAGAGGCCGGCGGCCTGGACCGCCCAGGGCAGTGCTGTCCACGAAGCCATCGAGGCGTGGGAGCGCAGCGGTCGGACGATGAGCCTGGAAGAGATGACCGCTGTCTTCCGGAAGAGCTACGACAAGTACATCAACGAATCCTGCGCTGACACACCGAACTTCAAGGCGTGGTTCGCCTCCGGGCCCTACGACGGGAAGCGCGACATCAGCCGTCGCGAGGACATCGGCCAGGACCAGTGCGAGAAGTACATCAAGTGGGCCGAGTCCCACCCCGAGGAGGTCATATGGATCGCCCCTGACGGCACACCAGGTATCGAGCTGGCGTTCGACATCGACCTCGACGGAGTCCTCATCCGGGGCTACATCGACGCGGTGCTCCAGATCGAGGACGAGCTGAGGGTTCGTGACCACAAGACGGGCAACCAGCCCGGTGACGACTTCCAGCTCGGCGTCTACGCCGTCGCCCTGGCCGAGACCTACGGCATCGAGGCACCGACCATCGGTGACTACTGGATGGGCAGGGCTGGCAAGCCGACGTACCCGTTCGACCTGACCGACTGGCCGAGGGATCGGGTGGCCGAGGAGTTCCACAAGCTCGAAGAGAACATCCAGGCCGAGAGATTCGACCCACTGCCAGAGCCCGACAAGTGCAAGTTTTGCGATGTGGCCCACGCCTGTTCTTTTGCTGTGGGCTGACACTTGACATCGTACAAGCCCGAGTCCCCACGGTGAGGAACCGGTAACCAACGCGGTGATTGGCAGGGGCACACTCCGCTACTCGGGCGTGACGAGAGAGGAAGCCATGGAGTACCGCAAGAGCATCACGCACTCCACAGAGACCGACTACTGGCACGTCGACATGGGGCCCCGCGACCACCTCAATGGTCCGGGGTCCTATCCCTTCCCGACCGTCGAGGCAGCCACCCGGTTCGCCCAGAGCCACAAGGCTCGGGACCCCCACCGAGACATCGTGATCCGGTACCCGGACGGCCGGTGCTGGAACGGAAAGGAATGGACATGAGGAACGTCCAACTGGAGATGAACGTCGCGAAGCAGCGCCGCAAGCTGACGCAGCTTTGCGCCGAGGCACCGCCATCCCACCAGGGGTACATCGAGCACCTGATCCGGCTGTTCGACCGTGACTGCGAGGCTGGCCTGCCGAGGCCGGCGTCGGAGTTCATCCCCATGTACCACGAGGAGTTCGGCCTGTGAAGAAACGAGCGATCTTCGCGCTGTACTTCGTCCACCACTTGACATCGCACATTGGAGACCTGATGACGAAGAACTACCCCGATCCCAACGACCCGGTCCTGCGGTCGGCCTACGCGCCGCATGAGACCGGCGCGGTCCTGCGGGCCCACCGAGCCGGCCGCTCGGCGGCCTGGATCAGCAAGGAGTTCAAGATGCGGCCAGGGCAGATCATGGCCGCGATCCGGGACCAACTCGAAGCCGAGAACGAGGCATCGCGGAAGAACCTCCCGGTCCACGACGGCCTGGTGAAACCGGGGACGCAGTGATCGTCGGAGGCATCATCGCGGTCCTGTTCATCTGGGCCTTCCTGGTCATGGACTGGACCGAAGACAAGGAGAACCACTAGGTGTATACGCCGATGCAGAGCCTCAGGGTCAAGGGCTCGGCGGGTGATCCACTGCCCACCGTGTTCGAGTCCCTGGATATGAAGGGCACCAGGTTCCTTCGCGGCCAGCTCGTGCTGGTCTGCGCGGGGCCCGGTACGGGCAAGTCAGCGTTCGTGCTGACCTACGCCCTCAAGGCTGCCGTGTCGACGCTCTACTTCAGCGCCGACTCCGACGCCTTCACCCAGCTCACCCGCATGATCTCGATCCAGACGGGCTGGAGCTTGGAGCGTGCCGCCAGGGCGGTCCGCGCCGAGGATCTCCACGAGGTCGAAGACGAGTTCGTGGACACCCCGATCCGGTTCAACTACAACGCATCTCCGTCGCTCGACCAGATCGAGGACTCGATGCGGGCCTACTTCCAGTTGGCCGGTGACTACCCCGACATCGTGGTGGTCGACAACCTCACCAACATCCGGGGAGGCGGGGAGGACGACGATCCGTTCTCCGGGCTCGAAGCCTTGATGGACTACCTGCACGACATGGCACGGCGCACCAGCGCCTGCGTCATCGTCCTGCACCACGTCACGGGCGCGTACAACGACGGCGACAAGCCGATCCCGCTCGGTGGTGTCAAGGGCCAGATCACCCGCGTCCCTGAGCTGGTGCTCACGCTGCACCGGGTCAAGGAGGAGTTCGGGCCCGAGACGCTCAACGTCTCGACGGTGAAGAACCGAGCCGGCCGGATGGACCCGTCCGGTATGGACTTCGTGAGCCTGGAGTTCATCGGAGACACCATGCAGATCCGAGACCAGAACTAGTCACGTCCGTGACTTGACTTCGTACAGAGAGGAATCACCAATGACCGCAACCCCTAACGCCATGCCCCGCAAGGTCAACCCGCTGCTCTCGCAGCTCCTGTCGGGCCTGATCGAGACCAAGCCGGTCACGTCGACCTTCAAGCACCTCGTCAAGGGCGAGGACGGCAAGGAGACCGTCGTCTCCCGGAAGGTCACCCGTCAGGGCCTGCGCTACCCGCTGGCACAGAACGTCTCGAACGAGAACGTCGAGCTGGCGGCCAAGCGGTGGATCGCCTGATGCGCCGCCGAACCATCGTCCTGGAGGACGGCTTCCGGGTCGGTGTCACCCAACACGGCACCGGCACCCCGCTGGTGTTCCTGCACGGCCTGAGCGTCAGCGCACTGGCCTACGAGGAGCTGTACCGGGAGCTGGCCAAGCGAGGGTTCGCGGTCACCGCGCTCGACGCGGTGAACCACGGCCGCACCGACTCGATGCCCTGGGGCCACACGGTCGAGGACATGATCGAGGTCACCCGTCGCGCCGTTGAACACCTCGGCATCCACCACGCGGTGCTGGTCGGTCACTCGATGGGCGGCGGCATGGTGGTGGAGCTGGCGGCCCGGTATCCGGATCTGGCCATCGCCGCGATCCTGATGGACGCGGCGGCCGGTATCGAGCACCACGAGAACATCAAGGTGGCTCCTACCTCCACGATCCCACTCCGGGCGGCCCAGAAGCTCGCGGCGTTCACCGTCGACTGCCTCGCGGACGGGTTCCACGGCATGAGCATCCGGAACTGCGAGGAGAACGTCTCGATCCTCGGCCGGCTTCGCTCGTCGCTGTCGGGGTTCCGGTTCGTCCGGGCGGCCTACGCACTGATGCTGGCCGACACCCCTCCGCTGCTGGAGAAGATGGCAGCCAACGGGGTCCCGACCGCCGTCATCCACGGCGAGCACGACCAGATCGTCCCCCTGGCGGCCGGTGTCAGCGCCGCCGAGGCGGCCGGTGGCAAGGTCTACGTGGTCGAGGGTGGCTTCCACTCGTGGATGATCGCGGACCCCCGACTCGCTGCCGACGCCATCCGGGTGGCTCTCGAAGGGGCACTCTGGTGACGGCGAAACCGAAGCGCATCCCGACCCAGCGCAGTCAGGACCGGGCCCACAAGCGCAAGCCGTGCATCGACTGCACGGCCGAGGGCATCACCACCAAGCGCAAGGCCCCCCATCCGGGCCCACGGTGCGTCACGCACCACCGGGCGGTCAGGGCCAAGCGCAAGTCGCTCTCGCAGGAGCAGCGGTGGATGCAGGTCTACGGGATCACCGCCGAGCAGTACTGGGAGATCTACGAGGAACAGGGCGGCCTGTGCTACATCTGCCGCCGCGCCAACGGCAAGCGCAAGCGCCTCAGCGTCGACCACGACCACGCAACGGGCATCGTCCGGGGTCTTCTATGCACCGCGTGCAATCGGAACGTCCTGGGGCATCTCAGGGACGATCCGGAGGCGTTCGAGCGTGCCATCGACTACCTCGACCGCCCGCCGGCTGTGAGGGCCATCGGCGTCATCGTTGTCCCGGACTTCGTGGCCGAGACTTGACATCGTACAGAAAGGAGGGGCATGAGATACCGAGTCGAAGCGATCATCAGGTCGGACGAAGACGAGGGGAAGTTCGCGGAGCAGTTCGATGAGCTGATCCACGACACGTACAAGACCGGCGTCGAGGACACGGTGGTCTATGCCATCAACGGCTGAGCCCCTGATCGTCACCGTCATCCACCGGTACCACCCGGAGTGGGAGCCCCCGGAGGACAACGGCAAGGACTGGATCAAGTGCCTGTGCCCGTTCCATGCGGAGGACCGGCCCTCGGCCGCCGTGTCGTTCGAGCGACAGGCATTCAGTTGTCTCGCGTGCGGCGTCAAGGGAGACGCCGTGACGCTCATCAAGAAGCAGGAGGAGGTGAGTTATGCAGAGGCTCAGCGAATCTCACAAGGACTTTCTCCGGGAAGCAACCGAGCGGTATCACCGAAGCCTGCCAGGCAGTCCCGCCGAAGAGTATTTGGCGACAAGGGGTCTGACGTTCCCGAGCGTCAAGGCCGAGGTCGACAGGTTCCGTCTCGGGTACGTGGAAGATCCGCTCCCTGGTCATGAGATGTTCCGGGGGTTCCTGGCCATCCCGTACCTGCGTTGGTCTCGGGAGCACGGCTGGATCGTCGTGTCGGTCCGATACCGGTGCATCCAGGACCACGACCACCGTGGCCATGGCAAGTACATGACGGCACCGGGTGACCAGCCGTGGCTGTTCAACACCCTCGCGCTGATGCGTGAGGTCCCGGACATCGCCATCACCGAGGGGGAGATCGACGCGATCACCACCCAGGTATGTGGCATCCCGGCCGTGGGCGTGCCGGGTGCCCAGATGTGGCAGCCGTACATGAGGGAGCTGTTCCTCGGCTACCAGACCGTCTACGTCCTCGCTGACGGCGACGACGCCGGAAACGACTTCGCCAACCGCGTAGCGCGGACCCTGCCCAACTCCAGGGTGATCCCGATGCCACCCGGCGAAGACGTGAACAGCCTCGTGATCGGGCGAGGCAAAGCTGCACTGCTGGAAAGGATGTCATGACACCTGACCCCCACCAACTGAGCTTCGAGGATCTGCTCGACGTTCATGACTACGTCCACGAAGGAGACGACGAAGATGAGTGAGTCCATCCTCGAAGAGGCCCAGCGCCTGATCCACGGGGAGCGGAACAAGAACTACGGCCACCCGAGGGAGAACTTCGCGGACATCGCCGCGCTGTACTCCGGGTATCTCGGACAGCCGATCAGTGACATCGACGTGGCCAACCTGATGATCCTCATGAAGATCGCCAGGGTGAAAGGCACTGGCTACCACCGCGATTCGTTCACCGACATCGCTGGGTACGCCGGATGCGTCGAACGCATCTACGAGGAGCCCGTACCGGAGACCATGCTGGTCGCCGGCTATGTCGCTCCAGAACAAGGAACCACATGAGCAAGCGCATCGTCGTCATCAGCGACACGCAGATCCCCTATGACGACCGCCGTGCAGTACGGGCGGTCATCCGGTTCATCGGGGACTACCAGCCCGATCAGGTGATCCACATCGGTGACCTGATGGACTTCCCGCAGCCGTCCCGCTGGAACAAGGACACCCGTGGCGAGTTCGAGGGCTCTGTGTTCAAGGATGCCGAGCAGTGCAAGCACCGGTTCCTGGCTCCGCTCCGGACCGTCTACGTCGGCCCTGTCGGTGTCCACGAGGGCAACCACGACGAACGTCCACGGCAGTACCTCGCGAAGTACGCGCCGGCCTTGGCCGAGTCGCGTGCCTTCCACATCGAGACCCTGCTGGACTTCGACGGGTTCGGGATCGAGCTGCTGCCTGAGTTCTACAAGGTCGCACCGGGATGGGTCACCACCCACGGGCACCGTGGTCAGATCAGCCTGAGCCGGATCGCGGGTAACACCGCGCTCAACGCGGCACGGAAGTTCGGGACCTCGGTGGTCATGGGCCACACCCACCGGCTGGGCATCGGCAACCACACCGAGGGCTACGGCGGTATCTCCAAGCGGGTCCTGACCGGCATGGAGGTCGGCAACCTCATGAACATGAGGCTGGCCGAGTACCTCAAGGGCGGCACCGGGAACTGGCAGCAGGGCTTCGGCCTGCTGACGGTAGAGGGCAAGCACGTCAAGCCAGAGACCGTCCCGATCCTCAACGGCCGCTTCACGGTCGACGGACACACTTGGGAGGTCTGATACTTGACATCGCTCAATGAGCTGCTGCCCGTCATCAAGCGGGCAGCACGCAACGTGGCCTACCAGTGGCCGGGTGTTGTCGAGGCAGACGACGTGGAGCAGTCGATCTGCGTGCGTCTTCTGGAGTCCGAGGGGTCCGTCGAAAAGATCATCGCGATGGATCAGATGGCCAAGTACCGGGCCATCGTGGGGATGGGCCACCAGATCGCCAGCCAGGAGCGGACCGACTACGCCCACTACAAGGGCGCGTACCGCTACTCGGTCAACGAGGTCAAGCACCTGCTCAAGTCAGGGGCGCTCAAGGAGCACGAAGAGGGCGTCAACGCCGTCGACTACTCCGAGGAGAAGGTGAGCACCGGCAAGTCCGAGCCCACCACCCTGATCCCGGTCCAGGTCACCGATCTGCGGGCAGCCCTCAAGCTGCTCGCGGACCGGAACGAGAACTACGCCGTGGCACTCATCAACCGATACCGGCTCGATGAGATCCCGCAGACGCAGCGCGACAAGGACGCGCTGAAGAACGGGACCACTGCGCTGACCAACGAGATGAACCGGGTCCGCAGAACGGATCACGTCACCCGAGACGACGGTCCGGGAACGCGGCAGCCGATCACCCGTGAGCAGGCCCGCTTCCAGTCCAAGGACGCCTGGGACGCGACGTACACCCCATCGCAAGTCCGCGACAACGCAATCGAACCGGAGGTTCAACCATGAGGAATCCCTACGGGGACTCTCCCGAGTACGACTCGGACGACCCCTACCGCCCCGGAGGCCCCCTGGCCGACGCCCAACTCGCTTGGGAGGCAGGGCAACCCGCATACACGACGGCGCAGTTCCGACAGGACGTGAGGACGTAATGCACAGCATCCTCGACGCGACGTTCAACGGCATGGGCGGCTCCGAGCTGTACCGCCACCAGCTCGTCCCGGACCTGTTCCCGGAGGGCAAGCCGATGCTGATCGACCAATGGCCGGATGAAGACCGGCTGATGTTCTGCGGTGGCGAGGACGCCAAGGCGTTCTACCGCAACGAGATCCGACTGAGAGGGGTTGCGTGAATCTGGAGATCCAGAACTTGGACCTGACCACGCCGAAGATCAACTGGGGCCCCGCAGGCGAGATCGTCTACAACCGGACGTACTCGCGGGTCAAGCCTGACGGCACCCAGGAGACGTGGCCAGAGACGGTCAAGCGCGTGGTGGACGGCAACCTCGCGCTGGTGGATGAGCGATACCAGCTCCCCGGTGAGCGGGAGGATCTGATCCGACTCATCACCGAGTTCAAGGCGATCCCCGCTGGCCGCCACCTGTGGGCGTCGGGCGTGACGAACGCACAGCACCTCTTCAACTGCTGGGTGTCGGGGTGGACCGAGAAGCCCTCGGACCACTTCGAGTTCACGTTCATGCGCCTCATGGAGGGCGGCGGTGTCGGTGCCAACTACTCGAACCGGTTCCTCAACTACGGGCCCGTACAGCAGGAGCTGTACGTCCACATCGTCTGCGATCCGGAGCACCCGGACTACGAGACGATGAAGGAGGCCGGCGTGCTCTCCACGGAGTACGACCCCGAGTGGGCTGGCGCGTTCATCATCGAGGACTCCCGTGAAGGCTGGGCGGCTGCCCTGGTGGACCTGATCGAGACCCACTACCGCGATGAGGTCGGGCACTTCCAGCGCGTCTACGACGTGTCTCGGGTCCGTCCGTTCGGTGCCAAGCTGAAGACCTTCGGCGGTCGGGCCTCGGGCCCTCTGCCGCTGGCTCGGATGCTCATCGACGTGTGCGAGATCCTCTCGGAGAAGGCCACGGAGGGCGGCTCGCTCGACGGCATGGCCGCGATGGAGATCGACCACGCCATCGCACAGTGCGTGGTAGCCGGCGGCGTTCGCCGGTCGGCACGCATGGCCATGATGCACTGGGCTGACCCGCAGATCACCGAGTTCGTCAACTGCAAGAACGACTCCGGGAAGCACTGGACGACCAACATCTCGGTCGAGGTCGACCAGGACTTCTGGGGCGCGCTCAACGCCGAGGACGACGAACTGGACCCGGACCTGTGGGGCCCGAGCCCTGCGGTGCTCGCCCGCAACGTCATGCAGACGCTCTCTGAGGGGGCGGTCCGCAACGGCGAACCGGGTATGTGGGACAGCTCGCTGTCCAACGTCGGAGAGCCCAACCGGGTGGTCTGCACCAACCCGTGTGGGGAGATCACGCTCGAACCGTGGGAGCCCTGCAACCTGGGGCACATCAACCTGGCGGCGTTCGTCAAGGACAACGGTCGGGTCGACTACATCGACCTGATCCGGGCTCATCGCCTGATGACCCGGTTCCTGATCCGAGCGACGTTCAGCCCGGTCGGTGATCCGAAGAGCCGAGAGGTTCTGGACCGCAACCGACGCATCGGCGTCGGGCACCTGGGTGTGGCCTCGTTCCTGGCCATGACCGGCAAGCGGTACTCGAAAGCGCCTACGGACAAGCACTTCCGGAAGGTGCTCCGCGAGCTGGCCAAGGAGGTCGACACAGCGGCAGCGCAGTTCAGCCACGAGCTGCGTATCCCGGTGCCGGTGAAGAAGCGCACGGTGGCCCCCACGGGCACCATCGCCAAGATGCCTGGTGTGAGTGAGGGTATCCACCCGATCTTCGCCAAGTACTTCAACCGGCGCATCCGGTTCTCGGTGGGCGATCCGCAGATCGAGGAGCTGGCAGCGCAGGGCTACGAGGTCGAGAAGGATCTCTACGCCCAGAACACCATGGTGGTGACGATCCCGACCAAGGACACCCTTGTCCAGGAGGTCGTGGACCGGTACGGGCGTGATGCAGAGGATCTGGTCGAGTCGGCCGACGACTTGACATTGAACGAGCTGCTCGCGTTCCAGGCGCTGTACCAGCAGCTCTGGGCCGACAACGCGGTGAGCTTCACCGCCAACGTCGATCCGGAGACGTACACCGCTGCTGATGTACGTCAAGAGCTGCGTCGATTCGGTGGGCTGATCAAGGGCTCCACGATCTTCCCCGAGTCGTCCATGCCGCAGGCACCTTACGAGCGCATCACCAAGGCGCAGTACGAGGCGGCCACCGCTGTGGCGGTCGCTGATGGAGTCGATGAGGAATGCGCCAACGGCGCGTGCCCCATCCGCTAGCCCTGCTGTCTCCCAACGAGATAGCTGGAATCACACAAGAGGAAAGGCAGTAATTTGCAGGATCCGTTCGCTTCCGCTCCGGCCACCGACGAGGCCCAGGCGGCTCCCGAGCCGCAGGAGTCGGTGTTCGACACGCCCCCAGCCGAGGCCCCTGCCCCGGCCAAGAAGGCTCCCGCCAAGAAGGCGGCGGCCAAGGCGGCACCCGCCGTCGCGGCGGTGCCGAGCGAGGGCAAGGTCGTGCTCACCTTCAAGGGTGGCACCGGGTTCGACGCTCCGTGGATCGTCATCCACGCGGAGGATCTGGAGGACGCTCTCGACCAGGTGACCACGCAGGGTGCGACCCTCATGGCGCTCATGGAGCGCGTGCAGGGTGCGGGCAAGCACTTCGCGGCTCAGGGCCCCTCTGCGCCGTCGAACGGCGGTGGCCGGGGTGGTAACACCGGGCAGCGTCAGTCCGCGCCGCGACAGGCTCAGCAGCCGCCTGCTGACGCCCCGCCGGCTCCGGGCCCCGACTGGGTCTACAAGTCGGGCAAGTCGGCCCGTGGTCCGTGGCAGGCGTGGATGCCGCCGCAGCACCTCAAGGATGTCGAGAAGCCGGTCTGGTTCTGACCCGTACTTGACATCGCACACGGAGGGGGCCCCTACGGGGGCCCTCTCCACCCCCTGTCTTTGAGAGGAGACACATGAGCTTGAAGGTCAAGCTGATCGCAGCGACCGAGGTCGATGAGTCGGCCATTGCCGAGCTGGGTCTGACCGACCTGCACGGCACCGAGCGGGTGGAAGAGGACCCGCCATTCGGTGACTGGGATGCGGACTTCCTCGCGGAGTTCGCGGGCCGGAACTGCTACCGCAGCTTCCACCGGCCGAACCCGAAGACGGCCGAGAACGAGGACTACCTGGCCCACATCCTGAAGGTCGGCCACGAGTCCGTGCTGGAGCACGCGACGGCCACCTTCTACATCGAGGCCAGCCGGTCGGTGCTGACCGAGCTGGAGCGTCACAGGCACCTGTCGTTCTCGGTGGTGTCGCAGCGGTACGTCGACCCGACGTATCTCGGTGTCCACCACCCGCCTGCGTTGCAGGCACTTCCGGTGGGGGACCGCGATGCCGCGCTCCGGGCGCTGATGACCGCCTACGGCGCGGCGGTCCGCGCCTACGACGAGCTGGAGAGCTTGTTCACCGCGAACGGCCTGCCTCGCAAGCAGGCCCGTGAGGCGGCCAGGGCGGTCCTGCCGAACATGAACAACTCCCCGATGGTCGTCACCGGCAACCACCGGGCATGGCGGTACGTCATCAAGGCCCGCTGGCACGAGGCAGCGGATGCCGAGATCCGCGCTCTGGCAGGGGAGTTGCTCAAGCAGCTCCGCGAGATCGCACCTGGGACCTACCAGGACATCCCCACCACCCCCTACACCTACTGAGAGGAATTGCAGTGAAAGACAGCGTCGTTCAGGTGTTCACCGAGACGGGCATGGCAGTCGGCGTCGGTGAGGTCATCGACGCCCACGACGAGGGCGACGGTCGGCTGTACGTCCTCGGTGAGGACGGCACCCACACCGTGTTCAACATGCGCTTCGTGACCCACTACGTGGTCCGTCCGTACAACCCCGAAGAGAAGGAGAGCGCCAACAATGGCTGACACCAACACGATTCAGGTCACGCCGGCCGCCATCGCCAAGGCGATTGACGATGTGCTCGAAGAGAACGAGCGCCTGCGGGCCGAGAACGCCACGCTGCGGAGCACGCAGTCGCGGGCCTCGGATCTGTTCGGGGAGGCGTTCGTCAAGGGCGGCCAGTTGCCGCCTCCGAAGGGCCCCAACCGTCCGAACGCGCCGAAGCTGACGCGCCGGGACGCCGAGCACATCCGGGACCTGGTGCGGGCGGGCAACTCCCGCCGCGAGGTCGCTCGGGCCTACGACATCAACCCGGCCACCGTCTCACGGATCGTCCGGGGCACCTACTACCGCTGAGGAGCGCCATGATCGAGCACCGGCATGAGGTCGCGGGTGACGAGGTTGTCATCCGCGTCGTGGAGAACGAGGACGATCTGGAGGGCTTCCGCGACTTCATCCGGGCTCATCTGGGTTTCCTCGGGTTGGACTCGGAGACCACCGGGCTGGACATCTACGACGACAAGTTCCGTTGTCGCCTAGTCCAGTTCGGCACTCCGAGCGAAGCCTGGGTGGTTCCGGTTGAGCGGGGCCCTGTGTTCGAGGGCGCGGTCATCGACGCCCTCAACAGCGTGCAGGGGTTCGTGCTGCACAACGCATCGTTCGACCTCCAGGTCTTCGACCGGACGCTGAACGTCCCGATGGAGACGATGTGGCCGAAGGTCAAGGACACCAAGATCCTGGCCCACCTGGTCGATCCACGGGGCAAGGACGAAGGTGGTATCGGGCACAGCTTGGAGGAGCTGACCCGCCACTACATCGACGCCAACGTGGCCGACAGCGTGAAGACGCTGATGGCTGATCTGGCCAAGGCGAACAAGACGACCAAGGCCAACGTCTGGAAGAAGGTCCCCTTCGAGGACCCGCACTACCAGCTCTACTCGGGCATGGACCCGATCCTGGCGGCACGCCTGATCCAGCGGCTCGCACCGCTGGTGAAGGTCCGCAGGGAGCTGATCGACAGTGAGCACAAGCTGGCCGAGATCTGCTCGTACATGGAGCGGACCGGCTTCCTCCTCGATGTCGAGTACACCGAGGAACTGTCGCTCGATCTGCGGGTCAAGGAGAACCACTTCTCCGAGGTCGCTCTGAACTACGGCTGCGAGAAGGTCAACTCGACCGACATGGTGGCCGACGTTCTGGAGTCGATGGGCGTGAAGATCAAGGGCCGCACGCCTTCTGGCAAGCGGCAGGTCAACGACGACCTGCTGTCCCAGCTCGCCAAGGGCGAGAACGCTCAGGTCGCTGAGTTCGCCAACGCGGTGGTCGAGGCGAAGAAGGCTGGCAAGTGGCGCAAGACCTGGGTCGACGGCTTCCTCGCTCAGCGAGACAGCCAGAACCGTTGCCACGCAAGCATCAACCCGCTCCGGGCCCGCACGGCCCGGATGTCGATCACCGGCATTCCGGCCCAGACACTGCCGTCTGGTGACTGGATGATCCGGCGATGCTTCATCGCAGACGAGGGTCACAAGATCGCCTCGGTCGACTACCAGGCGCAGGAGCTGCGCGTGCTGGCGGCGCTCTCGAAGGACGAGACGATGATCCAGGCGTTCCTCAACGGCGAGGATCTGCACCTGATGACCGCCAGGGCGGCTTGGCCCGACCGGGAGATCGACAAGGACTCCCCCGAGCGCAAGTACGCCAAGGTGGTGAACTTCGGCCGCGTCTACGGCGGCGGCGCGAAGACGGTGGCAGAGCAGACCGGCCTGAGCATGGCGATGGCCCAACAGGTGGTCTCGGGCTTCGACAAGGCGTACCCGGAGGTCCAGAAGCTCAGCCAGCGGCTGCAGCGTGAGGCGATCCGGAACGGCTACATCACGACCCCGTTCATCGACGGGTTGGGCGGCCGGCGTCTGCCGGTCGACCCGGATCGGGCCTACTCGGCTCTCAACTACCTGATCCAGTCCTCGTCACGCGACGTGACGGCCAGGGCACTGATCCGGTTGCACGAGAACGGGTTCACGCCGTACCTGCGGCTGCCGATCCACGACGAGATCCTCGCCAGCGTGCCAGCCGAGCACGCGGAGTGGGGAGCACGGCGCATCGGAGAGCTGATGGCCGAACAGATGGGCCCGGTGCTGATCGGCACCGATCCCGAAGTCGGAGGGCGGTCCTGGGGATCGCTCTACGGCGCTGACTACTGAGAGGAGCACATGGAGATCCAGTTGAGCGTGGCGCGAGAGGGCAAGGACCCTCTCGTCGTCACCGCCGTCATCGAGGGCTTCGAGCTGGTCGACTCGGCTGAGTACCGCGAGTTCATGTTCGACGCCACCATCGAGGCGATGGTCAAGGGCATCAAGGGCGAAGGGTTCCTGGCGTGAAGGCGGCGGTAGCACTTCCCGCCCCGGAGGGCCTGACCGAGGAGCTGCTGGGCAAGGCCATCTACGAGCTGAACAAGCTCGGGACGATCATGCCCCATCCGATCAGCGGTGAGGGGGCCATCGAGGTCTTCCTGATCGCTGACTCGATGAAGCCGGCCGATGCCCCGAAGGAACTGCCGTTCCTGCGGTTCGTCGCGGACCTCATCCCCTACGTGGAGCCCGAACGATGAAGTGGGGTGGGGGAGAGGGCGACTCGGCTCCTGTGGCGGCTCTACGGCCGCCTCAGACCGAGGTCGAGCTGACCGTCTCTCTGCCCACGATGCCGTGGGTGGAGGACGGCGGCAAGCCCCAGAAGCTGCACATCAAGCAGGTCGCCTCGGGGATCGAGGAGATGGCCGAGGGCGAACGCACCTACGCCATCAACTACCTGCTCGACAGCGTTCAGACGGCGGTGCTCAAGGCACTCGCCGAGAAGGGATACATCCGTGGAGGATCGTGACTTCTTCGACCTGCTGTACCAGCACTGGTCGAAAACCACAGGGGCCCAGGACACCTACTGGATGGTCGAGGAGGACACGGCCCACTACGACGGTGGGCCTGGGACCTTCATCGTCTGGGCTGTCGGCCAGGAGCCGAGCAAGGACATCGACGCGGTCGACGGACGTAAGTTCATCGCTTCATTCTCCCGAGAAGAAGACGCTGACTTCACTACCGCCATGCACGGCTGCCTCGCGGACCTCGTCCGCAAGCTCCACATGGCGCTGGACGAGGCAGACCGGGCCGACTACGACAAGGACTCCCGCGAGTGCCGCATGGCCGAGCTGGAGCTGGAGAACGCGGAACTGCGTCGGAAACTCGACGGCGAGTGAGCGCAGGCGATGTCTACCTCCAGATCGTGGAGGACGACCACGGGCGGCCGGTGCTGCACTACCAGGGGAGGGAGTTCGGGGTGCTGGAGCCCCCGCACTTCGAGTTCAACTACCACCCCTACGGCATCTACCACCAGCGGCAGTACGCGGATGTCCACATCGGCATCCGGGCTCGCCTGATCGAGCCCGAACCCAAGCCGGCCAAGCCGAAACGCACATGGGCCACCGCCATGGGGCTCAGGAAACCAAAGAAGGAGAACACATGAAGAAGATCATCGCTGCCCTCGCCATCACCCTCGGAGCCATTGGCCTGACGGCCTGTGGGCCGCAGCCGTACTACGACGAGCAGGGCTACTACTGCGAAGAGGACGAACTGGAGCCCGGTGACCGGGGCTACGTGGACGAGAACGGCTTCTTCTGCGAGCTGGACGAGGACGGCGAGTGATGCGGCGTCTCGCAGCAGGGCTGCTGATCGCAGCGTCGGCTCTCGCTCTCACCGCGTGTGAGGGCGACACGGGAGGCGGCACGTCGGACTACGACGGGCCCAACGGCGTGATCTTCGTGCCCATGCCAGGCAACCCGGTCGGTACGCCGATCTTCTTCTGAGTGGCCAAGCACCGCTGGCCGACCCTGCCCATCCGGGACGGTTTCGTCTTCCTCTACGGAGGTCGGCGGGACCGCTCGGGTGCGGTCTGGGTGCGGTGGAACCAGCAAACCGAGAACCTGGAGCCCATCAAGTGAGACCCGACTGGGACGAGTACTTCCTGATCATCGCGAGGGCGGTGGCGACGAGGAGCGACTGTGAACGAAGCGCAGTGGGCGCAGTGGTGGTCAAGGACCGACGAGTCCGGGCCACCGGCTACAACGGAGCACCCGCTGGGAAGCCGGGTTGCGGAAGCTGTCCTCGACGGACTTCGACGGTCGAACCGGGAAGCGGTTATGACTCGGGTCCGGGCCGCTGTGTCGCGGTCCACGCAGAGGCCAACGCCCTGCTCTACTGCGACCGAGAGGATCTGATCGGAGCCACGCTCTACATCACGCGGCCACCGTGCCCCGGATGCCAGAAGCTCATCGACGCGGTGGGCATCACCCGCGTGGTCACCCCGGAGGCGATGGACGAGCCCTGGCGCATCGGCTACATCGACCTCAGGGGCCAGCTCCGGATCGAGGAGACCCGGACGCTCGACTTCGGGAACACCCGCTACACCTGCTGACAACCGCCCTCGGGCCGGTCCTTCGGGGCCGGCTCGGGGGCTCTTTTTTTTTTGTGCCTAACATATGCACGGATTCGCATATATTTATTAGGGCAACGTGATGTTCGAGGAGTAGAACATCACTTTCACCAAACTCATGTACCCTGTCCCTATGCGTGTTCTCGGGAGACTGCGTCTGTCCAGGTCAACGGAGGAATCTACCTCCATCGAGCGCCAGCGGGAGATCGTCACCGCATGGGCTCAGTCTAACGGCCACACCGTCGTCGGCTGGGCCGAGGACGTTGACGTGTCCGGGTCCGTCGACCCGTTCGACACTCCGTCCCTGGGCCCGTGGCTGGACGAGCGGAGGGGCGAGTGGGACATCCTCTGCGCCTGGAAGCTGGACCGCCTGGGCCGTGACGCCATCCGGCTCAACAAGCTCTTCGGCTGGTGCCAAGAGCACGGCAAGACCGTCGCCTCGTGCAGCGAGGGGATCGACCTCTCGACGCCGGTCGGCCGGCTCATCGCCAACGTCATCGCGTTCCTGGCCGAGGGGGAGCGGGAGGCCATCCGGGAGCGTGTCACGTCATCGAAGCAGAAGCTCCGGGAGATCGGCCGCTGGGGCGGCGGGAAGCCGCCCTACGGGTACAAGGGCATCCCGAACCCGAACGGGCAGGGGTACGTCCTCGTGGTCGACCCTGTCGCACAGCCGGTCGTGCGACGGATCGTGGACGAGATCCTCGACGGCAAGCCGCTCACGCGGCTCTGCACCGAGCTGTCCGAGGAGGGCTACCTGACGCCTGCGGAGTACTACGCCACGCTCAAGGCGGGCAGCCCGAGACAGCGTGCCGAGGCGGGGGAGGTCACCGCCAGGTGGCGGCCGACCGCGCTCCGCAACCTGCTCCGCAGCAAAGCCCTGCGGGGGTACGCCCACCACAAGGGCCAGACCGTCCGGGACGAGAAGGGGATGCCTGTCCAGCTCGCTGAGCCCCTGGTGTCGGCCGACGAGTGGGAGCTGCTGCAGGAGGCCCTGGACCGCGTGCAAGCCGACTTCTCGGGTCGACGGGTGGAGGGTGTCAGCCCGCTCCTCGGGGTCGCGGTCTGCATGAAATGCGACCGCCCTCTGCACCACGACCGGTATCTGGTGAAGCGGCCCTACGGGGACTACCACTACCGGTACTACCGGTGCCGTGACCGCCACGGCAAGAACCTCCCCGCCGAGATGGTCGAGGAGCTGACGGAAGAGTCCTTCCTGGCCCGTGTGGGCGACTTTCCGGTGCGGGAGAGGGTCTGGGTCCAGGGGGACACGAATTGGGCCGATCTGAAGGAAGCTGTGGCCGCCTACGACGAACTGATGCAGGCAGCCGGCCGAGCCAAGTCGGTCACCGCGAAGGAACGCCTACAGCGTCAGCTCGACGCTCTGGACGAGCGGATCGCGGAGTTGGAGTCCGCGCCCACCACCGAGGCCCACTGGGAGTACCAGCCGACCGGAGGGACCTACCGGGACGCCTGGGAGGCCGCCGACACGGACGGCCGCCGCGAGCTGTTGAAGCGGTCTGGCATCACCGTGGCCGTGTTCATCGACGGCGTCGAGGGCCGTCGCTCGAAATACAACCCTGGGGCCCTCCACTTCGACATCAGGGTGCCCGAGGAGCTGACTCGCCGCCTCGGACTACCCGACCCCGTTCCGTCACAGTGACGCTTTGAACGCAAAAAAGCCCCCTCCCAAGGACACTGAGGTCCCTGAGAGGGGGTTTCTTTGTCAGCCGACCCGCACCATGGAGAACCAGGTGTTGGCCGCGTTCGCGTCACCGAGGATGTTGACGTTGCCACCGGTCTTCAGTCCGGGCTGGACCGTCGCGCCTGCCGCGAGGTAGTACTGCACACCGTCGCCGCCGTAGACGAGATCCTGTGGGAAGGACGGCACGCCGAAGGCGTTGGCCGAGATGCCTCGCACAGCACCCATCTTGACCCTGGGCACGCCGTTGATGTAGAGCAGCGGGAACCGCTCTTCGGAGAAGCCCTGCGCCGCATCGACCTGGACTCGCAGGCCCATGACGTAGGTGCCTGCCTTCTGCACCGTGGCGGTCTGTGTCACCGGGTCCCAGGTGATGTCCTCGGACCGGTAGTCGACGGCGTCCATGGTTCCGGATGGGAGGACAGCCTGCCCACCGGACTTGGCCACACCCGTGGTCGTTGACCGGTACACCCGCATGGTGGAGCCGGTCACCGCAGGCGGTGCGTTGTCCGTCACCGACGCGCCAGCCACCGTGCCAGGCACTCGGCTGCCGTCAGTCTCGGAGATGGCTCCCCAGTAGCAGTGGTTCTGGTCGATGATGCTGAGCTTGTTACCGGGCTCGACACCGTCCCAGACCACCGAGTTGCCCGAGTAGACCTGATGCCGGCGCGGGTTCTCACCGACGCCGCAGACGATCCGCAGGTCCAAGTTCCACGTCAGGGAAACCCCTGAGGCCCAGATGTACTCGACGCCGTTCTTGTAGCAGCCGATGTCGCCCTTGTACTGCAGGAAGCCCGTGCAGTAGCCGCGTGCGAACACGAAGTCGGTCCCGGCCGCGTTGGATCGGGCCACCGACCAGATGCGGACGTTGGTGCCCTGTGAGGGCGGGGAGGCCAGCGCGCCACGCACGATCTGCTGCGGGGTCAGGGTCGGCTCCGGGTAGAGCAGGGTGGCCCTCGTGTACCCGTCGCCAGCGGTGCTCCAGGCGGCGTGACCGCCCTTGACGATCAGCCGGGAGCTGCCACCGGAGTAGGTGATGTTGAACAGCCCTGTGGGGAACGGCCCGTCCGGGTACTGCCCGAAGTCGACGTTGAATCGCTTGCCGCCGTTGGCCGCAGCGTCCTGCTCAGACTGCAGCGCCTGTACGTCGCGGACCGTCTTGGTCAGCATGAAGTACAGGTTCTCCATCGTCTCCTTGGCCGCGTCGATCCCAGCCCCGACGACCTCGGTGCCGAGCTGGCTCGCGCCCGAGAGCGCGTTGGTGGCCGCGTCGACCAGGTTCTGGAGGTCGGGCAGCTTGTCCAGTGCGTTCGGGATCGCTGGCAGCTCACCGAGGTTGGTGATCTTCGCCGCGTCGATGGTCCCGTCGTTGTTGATCGCGGAGGTCCGACCGGTGATCAGAGACCACCAGTCCTTGACCGCCTGGACCGTCTCGTTGATCGGGGTCACCACGAAGCCGGCCAGGATGTCCATGATCTGCCGAACCTCGACCGACAGCGTGTTGAACGTCGAGCCCAACCACTCATCGAACTCGCCCTTGAGCAGGGCCTGCGGGAGGTCGGTCAGGGAGTCGATGATCTTGGCGACAGCCGTTGCGGTGTCGAGGAAGTCGTCCTCGATGGCGTCCGGGATCAGCGGGGCGAACACCTTGAGGGCCTCCGGGGGCAGCTTCAAGAGCTGCTCCTCCAGAAGATCGAAGGCGTTGGTCGCGGTCAGCGGGATCTCGAACAGCGACCGGACGATCTCCTCGTTGTAGTCCTGGCCGTAGTTGTAGTCGCCACCGCCGACCGTGAAAGCCCCAGTGCCCAGCCACTGTTCGAGCACACCCTGACTGGGCGACTGATGTGGCGCGGTCACTCTTCACCTCCTTGCTTCTCTGCCTTGAGTGAGTGGTGAGCGGCTAGCTCACCGACGAAGTTGGCCCAGTGGCTGACGATGATCACCCAGAGCACCGAGTCGGGCCACCAGATGGCGGCGGGGATCGTGACCATGGCCCAGACCCCCGCCATAACCAAATGGCGGTTCTCCCAGAACTTGCTCATAGCGGCAGCTTCGATGTCCCGAACGGGTCTACACGCCAGAGCTTCTCGAATGCGAAGTAGTCCAGGTGCTCAGGGAGCACGCACTCACTACCGGCCGCCGTCACGGCCGCCTGGTGATGCCACCGGGCGTCGTAGACCGACCATGCGGTGAACGTCCGCAGAGTCTCCCGTACCGACGCCAGCTCCCCGACGATGGACGAAACCTGCTCCTGCAGAGCCCGAATGACCTCGTTGTCCTCGGCCACGATGTCGGTACGCCGGCCGCGCTTGCGCTTGGCCCGTTCGTGCCACCACCGGCCGCCGGGGAGGATCTTCGCCAGCGACTCGTACTTCTCGATGATCTGAGCGCCGACGTAGACGATGAACATGATGATGGCGAACAGCCCTGTCCAGTTCTGGGGCAGGTGCGTGAAGAAATCAGGTGACATGAGTCTTGCGCCTCCGAGCGAACAGCCAGTGGATGAAGGCGAATACCATCATCGCGGCTGGCGCGGAGGCCAAGCTCAGCTCGCCGTTCACGACGGCGTTGGCATACGCCAGGGACAGCGTCACGTAGAGGACCATCAGGCCCGCGTGGGCGATGAATGACGGCCACGCCCTTGGATTGCCGTTGATGTTGTCCAGTCGGGTGCCGGACATCAGGGCCTCACCGAAGAGGCCGATGGTCGCGAAGCCGATGAAGATGGCCCCCCATACCTGCATGGGTGCGGCGTGGGTGATGTCGGTGGTCGACAGGACCCCCTCCTTGGCGAGGATCAGCGCGAGACCCCGGAGCAACGCCTCGAAGAGGATGACGATCTGGAGTATCCGCAGCCCGAAGGGCGGCGCGTATCTGTACGTCATTTCGAGTGCTTGCCCTTCACCGGAGTCACGTTGCGCCGAATCCACCACGCCAGGGCGACGGGGGCAGCCACGGCGTAGATGTCGACCACCGGGTCGACCCACGCGGTGTCGATCTGCGTGCCCAGGATGTAGGCCGCCAAGCCGACGACGGCCATGATGCCGCCACGGACCAGCGCGGGCTCCGGTGTCTTCGACCGGGCCTCATCGACCTCTTCGTCGGTCAGATCCAGGATGTCCTCTGCCAGTTCCTCTACCTCTTCCCGAGTCAGGAACGGGGGGAGATCCGGCTTCGCCTCGACCGGCGCGGGAGCGGCCGGCTCGGCCTTCTCTGCCTCAGGCAGCACCCACGGTGCATCCGGCTTCGGTGCCGGATACCGGTCGTCGTAGTAGCTCACGGCGGGCTCCTATTCGTTGATCTCTTGTGCGGTATCCCGTTGCGGGAATTGGTCTTTGATCAGTCCCAGCTCACGGAACTGGCCGAGCATGAACTCCTGCTCCTGCTGCGTGAGCTTGCTGATGTCGGGAAGCCTCATCGGCTTCGGTGCGGGTGTGTCCTTCGAGACCCACCGCGCCGCGTTGTTGTAGTTGGACCGGGGCCCCCGGAACGGGGGCTGCCAGCGGATGCGCTGCTTGGGGAGCTTGCTGACATGGATGTTGCCGTCCTCATCAGCAAGCCCCTCCAAGTAGTCGCGGTGGGCGAAGCCACACTCCCACAGGTGCTTTGACCACTGTCGGAGGAATCCGGGGTGGGTCACAGCGCCGATACCGGCGAACGTCGGCATGTTGCGGAGAGCCCAAGCGAAGTGCTCCTCGGGCTTCCTCCAGTCGACTTCGTCCTGTGTGGGAATCATGTGGCGTGCCTTTCGTAGTGGTTAGAGAATGCCGAGCTGGCCCATCGCACCGTTGAAGTACTGAATCAGCTCGAACGCCTTCAGGATCGGGTCCTTCGGCTCGCGGTAGCCGATGTCCAACTCCCAGCCCTTGGGGCCGTCCTTGCCCCACTGGTAGCCGATCTTCGTCACCCGCTCCACGAACACCGTGTCTGGGACCGGGAAGCCGAGAACGCTTGTCCCGACTCGTGATCCGACCCAGAAGTGCCCGTAACCGGGCATCCCCACGTAGTAGGGAGCCGCGTCGGACACCTTGATGCTGTGTGCCGTGTGGGCCCTGGTAGCCCAGATCTTGGCCCTGGTGGCCACGAACGCGGACAGGGTGAACGCCCTCGTGGCGTTCTCGACCCAGCCCTCGTAGTAGTGGAAGTCGCCAAGGCCCGTCTCAGAGGTCTCCAGCAGCGGGATCGGCAACGGTTGTCCGACCGCACGCAGCGTGGGCCATTCCTGGAAGGCCATGAAGACGTTCTCGTACAACGGCTTCGCGACAGCGTCGATGGTGCCGCCGAGTGGCGGCAGGTCGATCATGCCGCCCAGCCCCTGGTTGATGAGCGATGTCAAGAAGTCACCGCCCATGTTCACAGCAGCCGAGATGCCCTCGTTCACACCGGGCATCGACTCACCGCCGGCTACGAACGATGTGTCCGTGGCCTCGTAGTACTTGAACTCCGACGACTTGATCCCGGACCAGGGTCCTTCCTCGAACACGACCCAGGGGGCCTGCGGAGAGGTCCCCAGGAACCACGGGGTGTAGTACTCGCCAGGGAACGTCGGGTCCCCTGTGAACACGTCCACGCCCTCGGTCATGCCGTCCGAGGCGATGTTGACCACCGCACGGATCAGACCCGTCAACAGCGAACCGCCGAACGCGGTCTCGCTGCCCCAGCCCGAGTTGTCCACGATGTCCCAGACCAGGCAGCCGTGCCGGATCGGGATGAGCGACAACAGATCTTCGAGCGGGCCGATGTTCAGCTCGCCGCGCAGATCCTCGAACGGGTGCGGGTCCTCGCCACGCAGGTAGCGCCGACACACGATGGTGAGCTGAGCGTCCTCCAGCGTGCGCTTGGCCACGTCGTGGAACGACTGGAAGCGCGAGAAGACCAGCGTCAAGTTCGAGTTGTCCCCGAGCAACGGGAACGGCTTGACGATGTTCCTCCAGTTGGAGATGTTGAAGCTCAGCGGCATCCACTCGCTCGGATCGAGCGGGTTGTCCGGGAGCGTCCACAGACTCGTTTCGAGTCGGAGGATGTTCACGAACAGGGTCAGCAGCAAACACCACTTCGCCGGCCCGAACAGGATCCACAGCTTCGGGAACTGCAGTTCCGGCCTGAGGAACGGGTTGGCCCAGCAAAGGATGTGCTTCGCCTGCTCGTAGTCGTGCTTGAACACGACATCGAGGTAGACATCCCCCTCTTCGGTCCTGACCACCGTGTAGTGATCCATGAACCCGGACCAGCGAGCGCCCTGCTTGTCGATGGTGATGATGACGTTCCGCTTGGCGCGGCCCTTGAAGTTCATCACCCACTTGGCCATGTGGTGATCCAGTGAGAGCTGGATCGACGCTGTGCCAGTGTCGTTTTCGATGAACTCGAAATCACCACCACGCTCCCCGGCGACGACACCCCGGAGGGTCATGTCGCCGTCCCAGAGGCGCACCAGAGGCGGCTTCAGCCGCTCTGCCTCCCGCATAGCCCTGCGGGCCATGACGGTGTTCCAGACGCGGTTAGCGTCTTCCAGCGTGGTGATGTTCGAGGCGCTCATTCAAGCCCCCAGGGCCTCGTCCAGGCTCGTGGGATGCGGAGCACGACCATCTGGCCGGGAACCGCTCCGCTGACCGTCAGCTCGAACGTCCGGGACTTCGTCCACGGCGGGACCGGGTGCCGGAACCGGACACCGTTCATGCGGGCCCAGAGCTGAGAACCGTTCTCCGAGGAGACCTGCTCGACGCGGGGGTCCGTGTCGATCACAGCGTTCTCTGCTGGCGCTGTAGCGCCCTCTGTCGCACGAGTGACGAGGACGTAGGGGTTTGTACCCGAATCCCCGTCTGAGTCCGTCAGCTCGCTCTCAGCGCCCAGAAGCGGCTGAGGCAAGCCGGCCAGGTCCCCGATGAACGCCACGCGCCACGGCTGGTGCGGTGACAGGAACGTCGGACCACCGGACACCTCGACGTTGCCAGCGCCCAGGATCGCCTCCAGTCGGGTCTTCACCGTGCTCGCATTCGCGTTGTACGCGATGGACGATGTCAAGGACGAACCGACCTTGAGCCGGAACACGCCGCCGTTGGCGTTCGGCACGATGGACACGATCTGGACCTCGGAGGTCCGCAGGCCGCCGATCAGTCCGGGCATTCGCACGCGCCGGTTGGCGAACTTCGGGTCCTCGAACGAGTAGTCCGGAACGGTCCAGATGGTCGCGGGGGAGTTGGGAGCCCCCAGCCACGGGATACCGGGGATGTAGGGCTCGGCCGGCTCCTGCGTGGAGCCAGGCAGGATCCACTTCAGCCACGCAACCTGGTCGGTCGGGTTGAGCCCGCCCTTGCCGTCCGATGGATCGACGGTGATCGTCAGTGTCTCAGTGGGCAATGCCTCCTGTGGCCAGGGCCACGGTAGTGGGTTCGGGTCGAAAGTCGTGTCGAGCTGTGTGGTGGCCGTGTAGACCACATCGTCCTGATACCAGAACGGATCGCCCGCGATGCAGACCATGACCGTTCGGTTGATCCGATTGCCACGCGGGTCGGTGAACCATGAGACCTCCGGCGATTCTCCGAGACGGAGCTTCAAGTACCTGGTGCCCGAATCCGGCGTCGTGACATAGAGCTTGCAGTCGCGGTCGAATGCCCACGCCTTGCGCCACTCCGATTCCCGAGACAGCCACGAGTTAGGCCCGATGGCAGCGTCATTCAGGATCTCCACCCCAAAGGTGATGTCACGCCGAAGAATCCGGTGGTTGAGGTAACGGGAGCCGGGGTAGTTGCCCGGCTCCTCGTACACCACCTTGACGGGAGGGTCGTAGAGACCCTTCACGTCAGTACCCAGGTACACCCCACGGTCCCCTTCACCGGGGCCCGCGAGGGTGAACCATTCGCCGTTGACCCCCTCAAGCTGTACGAGGGTGTCCACGGAATTACCTCCTATTGAATTGCAACGCCTTCTTGTTGGTGATGGTCTGCTGACCCTGGACGGCCTCGTCCATCGAGCCGACGTTGAAGATGAACTGCTCACCGAGCGCGATGCCCTGCTCCAGGAGCTGCGGCAGTGCGCCGTTGCCCGAGATGCCGAGATCGCCCATCATCTGGTCGACGGGGGCCTGCACAACGCCCTTGGTGGCGTCGTAGACCTTCTTGGCCAACTGGTCCCAGACCGAGCCACCCTCGGCTGTCGCCTCGTTGTACTTGTTCTGGTACGCGAGCTGCTCGCGCTGCAGTTCCAGCTCGTCCTTCCGGAGGTCGATGGCGTTGATCTGCTCTTGGAGAGCAGCCCTCGCGGCCTTGTCGTCCGTCAGGTTCTTCTGGTTCTGCAGTCGCTGGCGCTCGACCTCCAGCCGGTCCTTCTCCAGCGCCAACTGGTCGGCCATCTGCTTGGTGTTGGCGTCCAACTTCGCAGGGGGCACAGCGGTATCCACCGCACTCCCAAGCTGGGACTGCACGTCCGACGCCGCACTGGCGACGTTGTCCAGCCCTGCCGAGAGCCCGTTGCTGCCGAAGATGAAGTTCAGGTTCAGGTTCGCGTTCTCACCGAACACGTCCTTGATCGCCTGCATGATCTCGCGGACCTTGCTGACCACCTGATCACCAGCGGCCGGGATGCCGCTCGCGAGAGCGTCACCCAGGGTGTTGCCGAAGCCGGTCACAGCCGTCCAGCCCGAGCCCGAGAACGGACCCTCCTTCGCGGGGGAGTTCGGGATCAGGTTGCGGGCGGCAGCCATCAGCTTGCCGACAGCACCAGCCACAGCACCGACGCCTGCGCTGATCGCACCAGCGAGTCCGCTGACGAGAGCCTGTCCAGCCCTCTGCCCTGCGGCAGACAACTCAGCGGCCAGATTGCCAAGCGCGGCAACGATCTTTCCGGGCCAGGAGCTGACCTCGGCCACGACCTGCCCGCCGATGTTGACGAACGTCGCGACGACGCCGCTCAGGATGCTGGCGGCCGTCGAGACGACCTGGTTCCAGACTCCAGAGGCAATCGAGACGATGCCCTGCCACACGCCAGCGAGCTGTCCGGGGACCTGTGCGGCCACGGAGATGATCTGACTGATCACGCCCGCGACGATGCTCACGATGCCGTTCCACGCGCCTGCGGCAGCCGCCTGCACGCCGGCCCAGATGCCTTGCAGCCGAGCCGGAATCTGGCTGAACACCATGCCGATCTGAGCGCCGATCATCATCACCTGTGCGGTGATCTGGGCGGGAAGCTGGGCGAACCAGGTCTTCACGCCGTTGATCGCGTTGTGCGCGGAGTTGCCGAAGCCCCACCACGCCTCGCTCAGTTGGGTCTTCCAACCCTGGATGGTGGTCGAGATCCAGTTGCCTGCGGTCTCGAAGGGGGCCTTCATGCCCTCCCACCACCCGGAGAAGTCCGGGCCGTCCTTGAGGAACTTCCGCTCCTCGTCGTTCCACCAGTTGTGCAGCTTGTCGAGGGGGCTACCCTTGATGCGGCCCTTGGTGAGCGGTCCGTTGTCCGAACCGGGGACGATGTCTTCCTTCGGAGTCTCCTTGATCAGCCACTCCGGTGGCTTCCACGACAGCACCTTGTCCAGCACATCGGACAGGTCCGAGATGATGCCGAAGATGTTCTCCAGCTCTGGGAGGACGTTGCTCGTGATCGACTTCAGGTTCTCAGCGAACTGCTTGATCTTCTCGCCGAACTCGGGGTCCGACAGCCACTCGAAGCCCTTCTTGAGGGCGTCCACGCCGGTCTCGCCCAGGGTCTTGAGAGTGTCCTTGAGCGTGCCCAGCGCCTGGTCGAGCGGGCTCTTGCCGTCCGGGCCGGCGGTGGTGATCTTCGTGACCCACTTGTCGAACGAATCACCGACCTTGTTGAACCACTCGGACAGCTTGGGGAACTTCGCAGCCACCTTGTCGGCCAGCGTCAGCAGGCCGTCGGTGAACGAACCCACGCCGGGAGCCGCTTGGCTCAGCGACCTTCCGATATTGCCGACGATGCTCTCGATACGCCCCAGGCCCTCTTCGGACACCAGGGTGTTGACGAACGCATCGGCCATGTCGCCCAGGCCGCGAGCCACTGCGGGCATCGCCCTCTCCAGGACGGGGAAGACGCTCCGCAGGTTCTCGAAGATCGGCGTGAACCGGTCCTGGAATGCGTTGGACATGACGCCCTTGAGGCTTTCCAGGTCCGGGGCCAGCACCTCGGCGGCCTTCTTGAGGCCGTCCATGCCCAGCGCCAGGGCCCCGATGGGGACCAGGACGCCGGCCAGTACACCGGGCAGGGTCGTCAGTAGACCCGAGATCAGTGCGAGGGCAGGGGCCAGCAGCGACATGACCCCCATGACAACCCACAGGTTGCTGTTCAGCAGCGTGCTGATGCCGCCGAACTTTCCGGGGCCGCCACCGCCGCCGCCCCCGCCGCCGAAGAGCCTCGACATCGCCCTTCGGACGGGGTTGGTGTCGACATCGACATCGAGCTTGACGGTGCCGCCCAACGACTTACGGAGCGCGGCCATCTTCTGCCGCGCCCCGTTCTCGTCTATCTCGATCTCGACAGGGACCTTGCCACGGACGGTGCGCTCGATCTCTTCGAGCTTGGACTTCAGGGTCCGGTAGAACCCGTCGAGGTCTGGGACGACTCGGATGGAGATCCGTCCGACCTCGACACCAGCTGAGCCTCCTGCACCCGCCATTCGGCCTCCTTCTTCCTTCGCTTGGCCGCGAGCATCTGCGCGACGATGCCGCCAAACGATCCGGGCTTGTATGTCTTCTTCTGTTCCGTCTGCGCCTGGTAGTCAGGCAGCGGATACGGTTCTGGCTCTTTCGGTTTGCCCTTCTTCGGGTCCGAGTTGGCCAGCACGAACATGTAGTTCTGGATGCGGAGGAGGTCGATCATGGCCGCCTGCATGTAGCGAGACGGGTCCCATCCCCGATACCGTTGGCCACCACGGAACTCCGCGACGAACGCTGAGTCCATCGGCAGGTTCTTGATGTGCAGCAGCACCCAGCGCGGGGAGAGCGGGTGATCCTCCGAGAACAGGTCTCGGAGGTCAATCCCGTAGTAGTGCTTCAGATCTGGGACGAGAGCCTCGCCATACCTGTCGATCAGGCTGGCGAGTTCTGCGCTTCCCCCGGTGCGGTCTCCTCCAGCCAGTGGTTCAGCACGCCCATGAGCATCCCGAGGTCGCCGTCCAGCTCCTTGACGAGCTTGGTGGCGTCCTTGCCCGCGACCACCTTCAGAACCTCGGTCACGGCGTCGACCATCGTGTCGATCTCATCGAGGGTCTTGCCCTCTTTGTCCTCGTCGCTGCGGAGCGTCTCCAGGGTGGCCAGCACCTTCTTGCGGTCGTTCTTGGCGAGCCGCAGCAGGTTGCGGAGGGTGACGTGCGAGCCGTCGCTCAGCTCCACCTTCACGGGGGCGAACGTCTTGTCGGCTTCCTCACGGAGCGAGTCGAGGGTGAATACGTTTGACATAGCGGACCTTTCGTTATGGCGGCGGGCACAGGGTGAAGCGGGGGGAGGGGCAGGCCCGCCAAGGAAACCCCTCCCCCCTGGTCACTTCGACATCGCGGTGTGCGATGTCAAGTCAGACTCAGGGAGTCTGGACGTTGGGGAACAGATCCTCGTTGATCCACTTGAACAGCGGTTCGGTGTTGTGGTCGAGGAAGGTCGCCCGGACCGGCAGCGAAGCGAAGTCGTCCACCGGGAGCTGGATCGCGTCGTCGCGCTTGATCGACGCCTTGCTGGCGTGGAAGCCCACCCGGTCTTCGCCATCCACGATGACGACCAGGACGGCGCGTTCGACCGCCTTGGAGCCGGATGCGACGGCGAACTCGCCCGCCACAGTCGAGGCGTTCTCGCCGTAGTACAGCGTGAGCGAGCCCTCATCGAACTGCTGCAGGAAGATCGTCAGGTAGTCGACCGGATCCTCGGTCGTGATCTCTGCCAGCTTCTTCTTCTGCCAGGTGCCCTTGATCTCGGAATCACCACCGTCGAAACCGAACTCGGGCATGTCGCCCCGGCTGGTGTGACCGGTCGGGAGCCAGACCGAAAGGCCCTCGCCCCAGGAGGTCGTGTCGATCAGGTCGAGCGTGTCGAGGGCGGCGGCAGTCGGCGCGGCCGTGCCCACGGGGGCGGTGTAGACGTAGCCGACTGCAGCGGTCAACACCGCGTCATCGTTGAGTGCCATGTGGCATTCACTCCTTCTTGCGTGGAGGTCGGAGGCCAAGGGCGATCAGCCCCTGGACCCGCCAGGAATCCATGAACGGAGACGAGAACTGGGTTGCGCCCATCGTCTCCTTGATCGAGTGCAGATACCCTGAGGGAGTCTGCGTTTGGAACTTCACCGCGTCATAGAGCACGTCGAGGCACGCCTCGTACAGCTCCTCACATTCGACAAGTCCCTCGGTGTGGTAGCAGGTCATCTCGATGACCGGCAGGGCCAGTTGCTTCGGACGGGTCTCGTGTCGAGGCCCGCCGATACGCCGGATGTTCACGAGCGGGAAATCGCGGTAGTTGATGTTCTCCACCCATGATCCGACCTTCGCCGGGGCGATGCCCGGACGAACACTGATCGGGTCCAACAGATCGTCGTGCCCCCGCAGGAGCGGCAGCACCACCTTCTGGATACGAGGGAGCGCCATTACTTCACGCCCCTCCTACCCATAGACGGGGTGACGTGTGAGCCAGCCAAACCCGCTGCGCGGGTGAGGATGTAGAGACCAGCCGGTGCCTTCGTGACCTTGCCGTACCTGTCCGGGTCGAAGTAACCCGAAGGGCCGTGGCCGTACTCGATGGCTATCGGGTTCGGGGCGTCCATGTGGACGATGCCGTCGATGTCCTCCATGAACGAGCCGATGCTCGTCAGGTGGCCCGGACCGATGATCTTCGAGTGCGTCGTGGACGCACGCGCCCTGGCGAGGTTCTGCTCTGCCCGGTTCTCGACCTCCCTGGTCTCGCGCCGGATGGCCCGCTTCACCTCGGGGAGTCGAGCGACGATGCCGTTCAGCGCCTCACGCGGGATTAGGTGTGCCATGTCAGTACCTCTTCATCGTGTAGCCGATGTGCTCGGTACGGCGAGACCCTGTGTAGTAGGCCGGTTCACCGAACAGCGCCCAGCGGACCCCCTTCCACTCGATCTGTGACTGCATCCCGATGACGCCGTGCTCACGGTCGAACTTGCGGGTGAAGTGGATCGTGTAGACCCTCTCCGACTCGAAGCCCTCGTTGTCCTGCTCCTGGCGTCGGGACGAAGTGCCCGACTGTCCGAGCACCTGAATCCGCGCCTTGGTCGGGATGCCGGTCTCGGACGGCTTCGTCTTGGTGTTGCCGTCAGAGTCCTGGGTGACGATCTGCGGGTAGACGATGACATCTTCGGGGCAGCGATCAAGCAGGCTCATGCGAAGCCCCCTCGATCAAGGTTGCCCCAGTGGATGCGCCAGTCGTGGACGCAGTAGCAGATCCCGAACTCGTGGTCGCACTTCTCCACGTCCACGTTCTCCGGACGCACCGCAGGAGCGTCAGGAGGGTACGGAGCCGGCGGCTGCCTGTCGCTGGCGCTCATGTCGGCATCTCGAACGTCGGCACCAGAACGAACATCCCGCTGCGCCGGATGCCCAGCGCCTCCCACTCCTCGGGGAGAACCTCCAGCTTCCCGGAGGCGAGCTGCTGGTGCAGCATGTACGTGTAGTTGCCGTCCGTCTCCTGGGTGTAGCCCTCAGGGTTCCGGAGCAGCCGCAGGACCATGTCGGCCTCGACCTGCTTTACGTCCTCGGCGTCGAGAACGCCGCTGGCGATCTTCGCCTCGATGTTCCCGACCCGACGCTTGAGCATCCGCTCCGCGTCGTCCAGCCGGGTGTTGACCAACCGGGTCTCTTCTTCGGAAAGCTCACGGACCCAGCGGTTCTCTACGTCAGTTGCAGTCGCGACCGCCATGTCTCACTCACTCTCCGTCGTTGGTGACCTCGTTGGTCGGGGTTGTGTTCGGTTGGTTCGTCTTGGCCCGTCGAGCCCGACGCGGCTTCGGCGCGGCGTCGGCCGGCTCCCAGCCGCCTGCCTCGATCAGGGCCTTGCCGTAGTCCTCGGAGACCTCAGCGGTCCCGCCGTTGGCTTTGTTGCGAATGATCATGTGGCCCTTCCCGTATCACCGGAGGGCCCCCGAAGGGGCCCCCCGATGTACGATGTCAAGTCCCGGTCAGGGAGTGACGACGTTGGTCAGGCGAACGAACGCCTCTTCGTCGTTGATGAGCAGGCCGTACTCGGCCTCCACCCGGACCGCGACGAGGTTGTGCTGCCACAGCGACACGAAGTTCGGAGCCTGCGGCGTACCCAGGTTGAGGGTCGCCTGGTCCGACACGTCGAAGGACAGGCCACCGACCTGGCCCCACACGACCTGCGAGAAGTCGCCCAGGATGCCGATCAGGTCGCCCTGAGCGACGTGATCCGACAGGATGGTCGGGCGGCCGAGGATGCGGCCCTCGCGGTACGGGGTGACCACCGACTCGTAGGTGCTCTCCACGAACAGCGGGCGGCCGTTCGCGTCCTTGGCACCGTTGAGGATGGGCTCCGCAACGTCATCGAGCAGGGTCGCGCCCCACTTCTTGCCGTCGTTGACGAGCAGGCTCAGCGCGTTGACGCCGATCTGGTCGTAGACCGACACGTCGCCCGCCAGGGAGACGGCCTTCGTGGTCTGCGTCAGGTGCTTGTCGAACGGGCTGTCCGTGCCGTGGATCGCGGCGGTGTCGAAGGCCATGGCGATGGCCGTCGCGACCTTGGTCCGCATGGTGCCCAGGTAGTTGCCGGGGTTCGCACGGACGGTCTCAGCCGAGGCGACGAAGATCGTGGCGATCTTGTGCGGCTCGACCTGCTGGACGCTCATGTCGCCCTTGGTGATCGGCTTCATGTCGCCTTCACCGATCCACGCGGCGCTCACGTCGCCGGTCCAGTGCGGGATCTTCACACCGGTCGAACCCATCGGGATCTTCCGGGCCACGCGCTGGACGATGGAGGTCTTCTCCGCTTCCGCGAAGTAGTCCTGGGCCTGCTCGGGCTCCAGGTAACCCTGGAACATCGAGTCGCCGGTCTGCGCGATCTGCGCGTGGTTGACCGGGAAAGCAGTTCCTGCTGCCATGATGTGTCTACTTCCTTGTTGTAGTTGGGATTACGCCCCGACAGCCCGCTTCAGGGCTTCGAGGATCGGGTCTCCGTTGAGCGGCGTGTGCTTGCCACCACCGGAACCCTGGGTGGGGTCGACCGGGGGCTGCTTCGTGTTGAAGCCCCCGAACAGTTCCGTGGCCGACTTGGCCGACTCCTTGATCGAGTCGGGGTCCGACCCCTGCAGGATCGCCGCGAAAGCGCGGACCTTGTCAGACGGGACCTTGGCGTCGAGGGCCGTGTAGACCTTCTCCAGTTCGATCCACGCCTGCGCGAGCTGGTTCTCCAGTTCGGTGTAGGCCGTGTCCTTCTCAGCCAGCTTCGCCTCGTACTCCCGCGTCAGTTCGGCCTTGGCCTCATCGACGGCGGTCTTCTTGGCGGTGCGTGCCTTGGCGTTCTCACGACGAAGCTCCTCGACGTACTCCCGGCTGAAGGTCTCCACGCCGGCCTCCGGGGCCTTCGCTTCGCCCTCCGGGGTGCCTTCCGGCTTGCCGGTGGTGTCGGGGGTTTGGGTGTCGTTGTCAGCCATACTGATTCGCCTCCTGGGCATGTTGGAGCCCCACCTGGGGGCTACTCGGTGATGAGTTACGCGGCAACCGCGAACTCGGTCATGGTGATGTCGCCTCTTTCGAGCCGACGACGGAGCGCGTTCTGCGTCTCCTTGTTCATGTTTCGAGTGCGAGCTTCGCCCGACTCGATGAGGCGGCTTGCCTCTCTACCGGCGTCGATCCACAACTGTTCGGCACGCTTCCATTCGTCGTACCCTGGCCAGTTCTTTCGGTCGTAGACCGGCACCACTTTGCAGTCGCAGCCCGTGTGCCACTCCCGCATGTATTCGCTGACATCCTCACCGGCAGCGAAGATCTCAGTAGCTTGTTCGTTGTCCACGTCGAAGCCGGCCGATCTCGCGCTGAGGTACACGGGACCTCGCGAGATCAGCATCAAGCACCAGGCGCACGTCTCGTTGCCTGTCGCCACTCGGGCCCATCCCCGGACCAGTTCCGGCTGCGGGTCGTTCTCGACCGCCCGGAGGATCTGCTTCCTGCCTGCCATCTCGACGTTGCGGACGGCGCGAAGCGCGACCTCACCGAGAGCAGCCTCAGGGGCCTGCTCCCGAGACATTCGGTCTCGGGTGGGCTCCATGTCGGCCACGAACTCGGTGAAGTCGTACTCCACTAGGTAGCGCGGGTGCGGAGGTCGACCGTGGCGGTCCCGCTCGCTGTCGTAGAACTGGCGAGCGATCTCAGCGGCCTCCAGCCGCCTCTGATAGACCTCCGGGTACAAAACCTCCAGGAAGCTGATCCAGTCCGTCAGGAGCAGCCTGGGGGCCAGGAACAACTTCCCTATGCTGAGGACGAACTGAGCGACGTAGGCCGAGATGGCCGCCTGCGCGGCGGTGTACTCCTCGGGCGTCACTCGTCAGTGGCCTCCTCGGTCGGAGGGGCGTCCTCGGCCGGCGTAGGCCGACCGGGGTTCACCACGCGAGCCAGAGCACCCGCAACCGGGTTCTCCTGCTCGTCCCACTTCCGCATCTGGCGTCGAGCTGCCTCGCTGTAGCCCATGTCGATCCGGCCCTGTTCCTTCGGAATCAGGCCCATGCCCTGGTTGTAGAGCTTGGTCGCCGCATCGGCCTTGGCCGCGTAGGTCGGCGTTGCCGGGTCAGCCCAGATGGACTCCATCCGGAACATGTTCGGCGGGATCGTGCCACCGGGGTTCATGACCTTCCATGCCACCCGCATGACCTGCTCCCATGCGCCGCCGAAGATCCGCGCCTTGCGCTCTGCGTTCATCACCAGTCGGGACTCAGACGACCGGATGGCCTCAGCCGAGGCCGGGTTGTCCGAGCTGAACGACAGGTACTGGGGCGGCAGACCCGTGTAGGCCGCTGCCTTCTTGTCCAGTGCGTCAAGGGCTTCCACGAAGTTCCGCAGCTCGGCCGCGTCGAACTGGTACGCCTTGCCCTGCTCATCCTCGAAGCCGAGGATGCGTGCGTAGTACGCCTCGAACGCCTGGCGGGGCGAGACCGGCTCGTCGGGATCGTCCGGGAGACCGATCTCGGATCGCTTGATGCCGAACAGGAGTCGGAGCGGGACACCCATCAGCTCGGCCGTCGACTGCATCAGCATCAACGTCCGGGCGGCTGCGTCCGTCACGGAGCGCAGCTCGGGGGTGATCTCCGAAGTCCCGTACAGGTCCGACAGGCGGTTGCGGTTCGGGATCGGCACGACCGGGACCAGGCCCATGCCGTGGTTGATCGTGTTCGTCGCGACCCACTGACCTTCGACCTTGTCGTAGATGATCGTCTGGTCAGGCAGGTACAGCGTGGACGAGATGATCTCGCTGCCCTCGGCGTCGTAGATCGCCCGCAACGCCTCGGTCACCCGGCGCGTCCGGGGGTCGATGTTGGCGTACAGGTTGGTCGGTGGCTCGACCCGGATGATCGGGACCGTGGGATCGACCATCGGATCCTCGATACTCGGGTCTGGTGCCGCCACGGTCACGTAAGACCGGCCATGCACCAGCGCATCGACGTGGCCCAGTACGGACTCCACGTCGAGGTCGTTCGCCTGCCACCAGTCCCAGAGCTGCTTGTCTGCCTCGTCGGCGTCGGCCAGCCGGAAGCCCTCCAGCTTCAGGCGGTCGGCCAGTGCGTTGACGTACAGCCGGGGATAGCCGACGTGAGCCAGCAGCTTCCGCATCTCGGGCGGGACCGCGATGCCGACCGCATCGGGCCTGCGTACCGACTCGTAGTAGTCGGTGTTGGCCTTGTAGCCGCTGACGCTGCCCTCGAAGGCGCTCAGCAGCGCCTCTCGCCGTTCGTCGGGGTTGACGTTCTCGGTCTGCAACGGGGCGGTCATCGGATCACCACCGCTCGGCCGCTTCGGCTCTTCTTACTCATCAGGTAGTCCTGTCTGCTGCCAAACGCGAGGACGGCGCAGACAGCGGCGTCGATCTTCTTGCTGCTGTCCTTGCTCTCCTTGCGGATGGCGATTGCGTCGAAGTTGGTCGGATGTCGGCGGGCGTTCAGGACGTGTTGGCGCAGAACGGGATTCCCGTCGTGGTAGACCTCTCGTTCGAGCACCGCGTCGAGGAACCTCTCGCAGTCGAGCGCGAATCGCTTTGTCTGGCCACGCATGTCGAACGCGATGGGGTTGCCCGGAGTCGCGTTGACCTTGATCTTGCGCTTGAAGTCCCGGCCCCACTGGTCGACGTATGCCTCGAACTCCTTCACGTCGGCTCGGAAGCCGACTACGTCGTACCGTTGGAACGTTGACCTGACGACGGCGTCCACGTCCTCACGCGGTACCTCCTCGTAGGGGTACTTCGTGGGGTCCCAAGCCTGGATCAGGAACAGCATCCCGTCCTCGACCCGGCACGCCACCAGGGCGGTCCAGTCGTTGGACTTCGAGCCGTCGAACCCGAGGGTGATCCGGTCACCCTTCTTCAGCTTGAACACCGGTTCGGTCAGCGCCAGGCGGTCCCATTCGGCGGGTGCGACCCACGAATCCTCGTGGGCGTTCACCTGATTCAGGAACTTGCGTCGTGACTCGCTGACGGGGTTCTTCACGTCCAGGACGGACTTGAGGATCTCCTCCAGCGGGAGCCAGTACGAGTCGCCTCGGGCCACTGCCAGGCCGTCGAGCAGACGGGCGATGCCCTCTGCGTAGCCCTCCGGATCCTCCTTCTGCGAGGGGATCTCGGAGACCGGGGTGTCAGCCGGCGCTTCCAGCGCGTCGTACAGCGTGCCCGCGTCGACCGCCTTGCCGGTCTGCACGTCCTGCCATGCGTCGTACTCGCGCTCTGCGACCGAGTCCTGTCCGGGGATGTGGGCGTTGCAGATCGACAGCTTGCGTGAGCCTGGGATCTTCGTGACGTTGCCTTCGATGACCCCGTACATGTCGTGGCCGTCGTTGGTCTCGACCCACCACTGGGTCTCGTTGCAGATCACGAAGGTCGGGCGGTTACCCTCCATCGACGCCGGGGACGAGGTCACTGCCTCGATCCGGCCACCGGCCTCGCTGTAGATCAGGAACTTGTTCACGTCAAGGCCGTAGTCGTCCTTGAGCTGCTTGCTGATCATGATCGGGAACAGCGAGAAGGTGTTCTTCGTCTGATCCTGCGACACGGCGGCGATCTGCACCCACGCCGCGTGGCGCGTCTTGCCCACCGGTTGTCCATCCGGACCCCAGTGCGAAAACTCAACGGGCCCACACAGTTCCACGAGCGCGAGCGCCGCAGCCAGCGGGTCCTTGCCCCAGCCCTTCATCCGGCGCAGCACGCCGTCGCGGTAGGCGTACCGGCCCTGGTCGTCTACGGCGTACCACCACAGCACGAACCGGGCCTGCTCCAGCGTGGGCAGGAACGGGTTCCCGGCCGTGGTGCCACCGGGGGAGCGCACGTACTGCGCCCACCAGTTCAGGACGCCCCAGCCGAGGGTCTTCTCAGGTAGGTGCCAGCTCCCGTCCTCGCGGACCTGCCATGTCGGGCCGATCTTGTGCGGAGGAGAGGGGAGGAGCGGCACCGGATGGTGGTTGTTGAGGCTCATCCCCCCTCCTTCCGTTCAATGTCAAGGCAATTCTCGTAGGAAGCGAACTGCGGGTCCGATGTTGTATCCGTGGACGCCCATGTTGGTGGCGAAGCCGATGGCGTCGATGATGGCGCGTGCCACCGCGATGCCTTCCCACAGCGGACGCTGAGCCAGCTCTGCGAGCTGGGCCACGACCGAGTTCTTGCCGCCCCAGAAGTCCGTGGCGTTCATGACGATTCGGCCGATGGCCACCTGGTACTCGTGCATGTCGTCCTCCTTGATGGAGGCGTACATGTCGCCGTCGTGGGCGTAGTCGCGGACCTCGAAGTCGTACTGCTCCAGGTTCTCCAGGCGATCCTCCAGGATGCCCATCGTGTCCGGACCGGCCACCGGGTGGATCCACTCATCGAAGTGAGCGATCCCCTTCTGCCGCATCGGGTTACCCCAGAACACGACCTTCTTGAGCCGGTGCAGGAACTTGTGCAGTCGACCGTTCGGGTTGATGATCTCGTGCTTGAGCACCTGGCCGACGACCACCGCGCCCTGCGAGTAGCCGGCCAGCGCGAAGTCGGAGTTGTCTCGGCTGAGCTTCTCCTCGATCTGCTTCACCAGCTCCTCGTAGCCCTTCATGATCGAGGGCCACATCGGGAACGCCGTGGCGGGGTAGTTGCCGATGGGCTGCCACCGGTACAGGTCCAGAACCTGCTTGGCGGTGTCGGCCGGAAGGCCGGGGCCCAGTGGGTCAGGCTGTGCGGTGCCGTGAACGGTGAACAGCCAGGGCTTCTCGGTGATCAGCCCCAGCGCCACGAGGTCGTGGTCGCTGACCTCGCCGTCGACCGGCTGTCCGGTACGGCGCTCGTACTCGCGCTGGACCTCAGCGTCGTCGTAGCCGAAGTAGGCGTCTTCGCGCAAAGGGCCGCCGTCGTATGCCTTGGCGTAGGACTCGAACCGGGAGTTCATCGTCCTGATCCATGCGTTGACCAGCTCCCCTGAGGAGCCCAGCTTCAGCGGCATCAGCGACCCGCCTTACGCTCCGCTTCGAGCCACTTCTCGATCTCGACGCGGGCCTCAGCGAGGTGCTCGTCGGACACGCGAGTGAGGATGCGCTTGGCGAGCTTGGCATCGCCTTCACGACCGGGCTCGTCGGTCTCCGAGACCGCCCACAGCAGCGCGATGGACACCGGGTCGCCGTAGACCACGGCCAGCTTCTCTACGAGCTGCACATGGACGTTGGCGTCCGCGCTCCACGCGAAGCCTGCACAGGTCTCCGTCTCGCCCTCATAGGGCCACCGGAACGGGCTGCGCGACTTCCGTCGCACGCCCGCGATGTTCTCCAGGAGGACCATCGCACGGTCCACCCTTGCCTGGTCCCAGCCAGCCATTTCGTCCTCGTCTCCTCCGAGTAGGTGCATGAGCGCCTCGCCCACAGCGAGTGCGCGGTTGTAGCGAGCGCGTCGGTCCGCGATCCCGTTGGTGCCGCCGTTGATTCGGCGCGTCACCGTCTCCAGGTCTTGCCGGTCGCACAGCGCGTTGATGTCCGGTCGCTCGACGGTCCAGTACCAGGCGGCTCCGATGCCTGCCCAGCGCACGTCCGACAGCTCGGTGGGGTGAACCACGAAGTAGTCGGGCGTCGGGACCAGCCCACGACCATGCGCCCACCGGGAGAAGTCCCGGTAGTTGTCCTTGCCCGTGATCTGAATCCAGGTGCGTCCCTTGTAGAGTCGCCCGTCTCCGTCGACCTCCGGGGTGTTGCCGAGGTCGGTCCGGGTGTCGTAGGCGTCTCCGCTCGCGTACTCCTCGGTCGCGTTGAAGTGCGCCGACTCGTGCCCCCACTGCGCCAGGGCCATCGCGATGCGAAGCCAGTTGGTGCAGTCGGCCAGCTTCAGCCCGTCGCGGAGCGTCGGGTAGATCTGCTGGGCCTTGGCGTAGGTGATGCCGGTGGCACGGGTCAGGATGTCGAACACGTCCGGGCCCGCAGGCGCGGGAGCGCCAGCCGGGGGAGCCGAGAGCTGCTCTGCGTAGCAGTAGCCCTTCGGCGGGATGAGCGAGGCAGCCTGGTCGAAGCTGATCCAGTAGTTGTGTGGCCAGAAGCCCGAGTCCGCGATGTAGAGCGCACGGGCCACGTCGTCGTAGCCGACGCACGTCACGTAGTGGTACGTGGTGCCGCCCGAGTAGCGCGGGTTGGGCGAGCCCTTCACGCCGCGAGGCTTATTCGACGGCGGGGCAACCCAGTTCATGATGACCGGGTAGCCGGCGTTGATCGACCGGACGACGTGGTCCCACAGCCGATCCACCTGGGCCCGCGTCGGCGGGTCCTGTTCGAGGTAGACCGACGTGTAGCGGGCGTCCGGGAGTCGGCGGTCGAGCACACGCTCGATCAGGCCCACGTAGTCGGTGCCGTCGCGGTCGTCGCCGCGACCGGGGTTCTCGATGGCCTCGATCTCGGCAGCGCACGTCGCCTCAGGCAGCGCGATCCCTCGCGAGCTGAGCGTTACCTGCAAAGACGCTGGGCCACACCACCATCCGGTTTCCTGCGGGACGATGTTGCGGTCGTAGGGGAGGATCTTCTCGGTCATCGGGTGAGGTCCCGGAAGATGTCCAGAGCCCGCTTGACGATGGGGTCGATGATCCGGTCGTCCATCTCACCGGGGATCGCGTCGGTGAGCCGGTCGGCACCGCGCTCCGCGCCCTTGGCAGCGGCTTCGGTGACGGCCGTGACGAGCGCCTTGGTCAGTGCGGGGACGTGCTTGGCGATCTCGTCCGCGACTGCCTTGGCGATGATCGGGAGCAGCGCGGCTGCGATGTGCTTGGCGATGGTGGCGAGCATGAGTGCTCTCCTTTCCGAGTGGACGATGTCAAGTGGTCGCGTGAGGAGGACTCGAACCTCCGAAGCCGAAGCGCCTGGTTTACAGCCAGGTCCCGTTGCCGCTTGGGTATCACGCGGAAAGACCCAGCCCCACGAGGGAACTGGGTGGGTGCAGACACGGCAGGGCTCGAACCTGCAGCCGGCGGCTTTGGAGACCGCTGCTCTTCCAATTGAGCTACGTGCCTATGGGCGGGGCCCCCTGTCACAAGGGGGCCGCCGCGACAACAAACCCCCGCTCGATCACTGCATTGCCTGACCTGAGGGGGGAACTTCTGTCTGGTCAGCCCTCCCAGGGCTGCCAGTTGATCTTGGGGGTGTACGCGATGGCCGCGTTGCGGACGTTCGGGAGGCTCTCGAAGTACGGGAGCATCGAGGCGAAGGTCTCTTGGGCCACTGCGAGCGACGGCTGGAGCGCAACCATCTCGGTCCACTCACCGTCGGGCTCCTGTTGGCCCTCATAGCGGATCGCGAAGGTGTATTCGTCGTCGGGGTTCATGCGTCCTTTCGTCAGTATGCGTAGATCCAGACCGCGCCGGGTGCGCCGTTCTGGCCGCTGCCGAAGCCTGGGTAGTGGCCCGATCCGGAACCGCCTGGCGGGTTGCCTCGTCCGTTGTCGGATGTGACGGCTGCGCCGCCGACGTAGAGCCGTCCGTTGTACGTCAGGTTGCCTGGGCTCCTACCTCGGGCACCCTCGCGGGTCGACCAGCCGAGGCCGCCTGCGCCGCCCTGCCCGGTCGCGAACGTCTGTCCGGATACGAGAAGCGTGGTGTCACCGCCTGGGCCGCCGGGGATCACGCTGGGACCGATACCACCGGCACCAGCGCCTCCGACGACGCCCGAGATGACCGCGAGGTCCCACGGGATGTCCTCGCCGCGCTTTAGCGTCACGCCGTTCCACGAGCCCGGAGCACCGGGCTGGCCGATGTTGAACCACGCCGCCGATGCCTGTCCACCACCACCGCCGCCGAGCAGGATCACGTCGATGAACCGGCAGTTGGCGGGGATAACGAACTGCCACGCCCCTGCGGCAGTGAACTGCTGCGGTACCGGTGTGAAGGCAGGCCACACCAGGTCGTTGCCGAGGTAGATCCGGTCCGGGGTCTGCGTGCCGACGCGGAAGTTGTTCAGCACCGTGCTGCCAAGGTGGATCGGCATGTCAGCCCACGATCACGTAGAACGTCGTCGGGACCTTGGCCAGCGAATTGTACTGTGCCTGAGTCACTTTCACGAAGTCGAGCACCGTGCCGTTGGAGGATGGGACGCCTGCGGGGCCCTGAGGGCCGGAATCACCCTTGTCGCCCTTGTCACCTTTGGGACCCTGCAGTCCGGTGTCACCCTTGGGGCCGGTTGCACCCGTGTCTCCCTTCGGACCCTGCAGGCCCTGAGGTCCTCGGTCGCCCGTGTCACCCTTGTCGCCCTTCGGACCTTGGAGACCTTGCGGTCCCTCGGGGCCTTCGGGTCCGGGGTCGCCCTTCGGCCCTTGCGGGCCGACCAGCGAGGCCAACCACTCCTCCTCGGTGCCCACGAAGCCGCCTATGAGAGCGAGCTGGTAGGCCGACCATCCGGGAGCGCCGTCAGCGCCCTTGTCACCGTCGTAGCCGCGTGGTCCCTGGGGTCCGGTGGGCCCCTCCGGGCCCATCTCGCCTTGGTCACCCTTCGGTCCTGGCGGTCCTACCGGACCGACCGGGCCTTGGATGCCCTGATCGCCCTTCGGACCCTGCGGCCCGGTGTCGCCCTTCGGGCCGACCGGACCGACCTCACCCCTCGGCCCTATGGGGCCTGGGGGTCCTTGCAGACCTTGTGGGCCTGCTGGGCCGGTAGGTCCTGTTGGGCCAACGGGGCCTGTCTCGCCCGTGTAGCCTCTCGGCCCCTGCTCGCCTTGGGGCCCTTGCAGTCCGCGCTCGCCTTGTGGGCCTCGCGGCCCCTGCGGGCCGTGGACATCGAGTTCGTGCCACTCGGTGCCGTTGCTGAGGAAGAACAGGTTGCTGGCTGCGACGTACCACAGCTCCAGCGGGTGATCTGCTGCGGGAGGAAGCTCAGCGAGCACCGCTCCGTCGATCTTGATGCCGTCACCCTTCGGGCCCGGAGGGCCCTGCGGCCCAACCTGGCCTGGGAGTGCGATCAGGCGGCCTGGCCGCTGGCCGAGGCCGACCACACCGCGAGGGGTATCCGTCGAGACGGACAACAGCCGCTCGGGTCGCCGGTTGGTCGGCACCACCACGGTGCCGACAGGCTGCTGGGTGGATCCGAGGATCGTGCCGGTCGGGGAGCCGACGAACGAGACCGCTGGCTTACCGTCTGTCGGGTATCCGCGCAGTCTCATCGAGTCACCCCTGGATCTGGACGATGCCGAGTGCGATGGGGTCGCCGCCGCTCTCCTCGCCCTCGGGCAGGAACACGAGCTGCCACTTGGCGCGAGCGGGGATGGCGTTGACCGCTGCGGATTCGATCTTGATCGAGGCGATGGAGCCGCTGACGGTGAAGACCCACTTCAGCGGCGAGATGCCCTCGCCGTCGAGGTCGGGGAACTCGAAGAACAGGGAGCCGGCCGGGAAGTCGACCGGCTGCCCGTCAGGGCCGAGGTTCTCGAACGACCACTTGAAGTCGCGTCCGCGAGTCAGGACGAGCGTGTCCTGGTCGAGTTGGGGTCCGATCACGGACATGGGTGTTCCTTTCAGGTGGTAGGGCGTTCCCCGGAGGGGGGAGCTGCGCCGAGAGGAAACGCGCTCAACCCCCTCCGGGTGGTCTCTGGGGTCAGCCAGTGCGCTGTGACGCCGCTCCGAGCTGCTCACGGAACATCGCTGCCACGTCGACAACGACTCCTTCGGCCTGCGTCCGCTCGACTTCGAGCTGGACCCGCCGGCGGTCACCCTCTGAGACGAGGAGACCCGTGAGCATCTGATTCACGGTCGTCAGCAACTGACCGTTGGGCTTGGAGGACTTCAGGAGCTGGTCTGCGAAGTGCAGGGCCAGCCGTGCGTACTGCCAGTCGCTCGGCTCGTAGTACCGGGACTGCGCTGAGGAAGCCAGAGACTCGTAAAGGTCTCTCACTATCGGGTGTGGATCATCGAACCCGAGTTCCGGGACGGAGACCGTCCCGATGGCCACGACCTTCTCGGTCGGGACCTCGTCCTTGTTTCGTCGGACCCGCTGGTCCGACCTCTTCCGAACTGGGCCGCGTTCGCCCACCATGCACCTCCTGGGTGAAAGCGGGCTCCTGGCCCGCTACTGGCGGCCAGGGTGGCGTTCGGTTGGTCGCTTCCTCCTGGCTCGTAACTGCCGCTTCCGGGCATGGCCCTCTGCGGATGACTTCTTCCCGTGGCAGCGTCTGCACGCTGCCTGGAGATTGCGGCGACTGTGGTCGTCGCCGCGCTCGATGTGATCCACCTCGGTTGCCTTCCCGAGGCAACCGCGCTGACGGATCTGACACCGGTATCCGGCTGCCCGAAGAACGGGCTGCCGGTAGTTCTCGTCCCAGTCGTCTGGGAGACGACTGCTGCGATCTGAGGTGTCCCAAGACACTGAGGACCCCCTTAGTAGAGGCAGCCGCTGCTGCGGCTGCCGATAGAGAAGACCGACCGACGGTGAGGGAGGTCTTCGACCTCAACCTGGGGCCCGCTTGGAGGCGGGCCCAGTAGGTAACCAGGTGACCCGCCGCCGAAAACGGCGGGTCTAACCAGGGGCGGCGCGGCGGGAGCGCCGCCTACCGGCCTCCCCCTCCTTAAGGTTCCCCCTCCAGGGAGGAACACTCTGTACCCCTTCACCCTGTAGTAGGTTCTACTCCGCACCAAAGTGGAAGTAGACCCTTGAGAATGTGGTGCAGTTCACTCTCTATACCCTTGGCCCCCTGGCCGTTTCAGGCGCAGGAGGGTACTACCATCCTCGGGTGCAGACGTTCGTCCGTCAGCGGGCCGCACAGCCCGCGTGCGGGTGGTTCTGGCGCAGGGGTCCCTCGAATCGGAGGTCCAAAACCCGTACAGGATCGGGCAGGCGCA